ATTGGTGAATAGTTGTATGGGAGTGTATAGTTACTAACACGTTTTTAATTGATTAATTAATTGGTGAATAGGTAAATATGGGTAACATGTTTTTGTAGTAAATTTTTAATTGGTGAATAGTCAAATCTGAGCCCACTCCCTCTACACCTATTTTTTAATCAACCCTACCTATTACCTATTTTTAATTGCAATCTGTACCAATTCCCAAATTCCAACTGTACCTATAATATAATTGTATAATACCTAAAGCTATGCAACGCTATCTCTGATAGCTAACATTTTTTCATATCCTATACCCTTATATAAATACCTATAAATATGCCTAGAGCCTTGGGAATAGTGTAATTGAACAAGGTGTTCAAAAATGTACAGAAAGTACAAAAACCACATATACCCCAAAATCACCATCAACCAAAACCTATTTTACTATAATAAATTACCCTATACTCTCATACTGTACCCATACAAAATACTAATACTATCATACTCTCATACCCAATCATACTAAAATATAAAGCCCAATAAATACCCTTTATAAAATACACCTTAAAGGACTTTAGGCTTTTATTAAAATATATCATTTTATATCATTTAACTATTGACATCTACCTTAAAAATGGTATAATAGACTTATAGAAAATATATCACAAATATATCAAATAGAGATAAAAACTCTTTACAAAATGATATAATTGTGCTATAATTAAACTATAGAAAATGTGAGACAATCATATCAGACTATTGAATCAGTTAAAAGCCTCATCTATAGCATGAAAAACTTTTCTGGACTAGCTTGAAACATTGTAAAACTCAGACCTTCTATAATACAGGAATATCAGGATAGGGGAAGCTATAACCTTATCAGGATTGGGAATATATAGCGCTTGTGTTCATTCTAATTAATAAATAAAATCAAAGGAAAAGGCTATTGCCTTATGGTACAAAATCATGTCTAAAACATTGAAAAATCTTTACACAAAAGCATTGAAAACAGGTTATGCAAACCTAAACGGTCGTAAAAGAGAGTATGGCTACATTGGAGATTTAGAAAGTAAATGGGCTATCAAGTATAATCAAGAAACAGGGGATTTAAGGCTATATCATTGGGGAACTAAAATCCTTGAAATTGGTAGCCTTAAAACTTCTAAACCTATTGTGAAAGCCTACTATGGGCAATCAAAATCAGACCGTGATGGAATCCAATTTATTTTTGACGAACTCACTACAGGATATAGCGCCTCTTACAAACCTAGTCAAGACAAGCTATATATTACAGCAGACTTTGGTCTTGGTGAACTCCAAACCTATTCTGTATAGAATTATAATCGCTTTGGTAACTTGGAGACAACTGTTACAAAATGCTCCTTCTATTTAAACTATAAAATCTGAGGAAATAGCTAAACAGCTATAAATAGGTATAAAGTCATGGCAAAGACTGAAAAAGTAGATTTTCAAGGTCAATTTTCATATAAAGACCTTGTGGAGAAATATTTTGGGATTGAATTTACCATAGGGGAAAACGCCCCTAAACTATCTAAACAGCTTTCAAAAGCTGGTAAAGGTTACACAAATAAAGAGCTACAAGCGTTCCAAGAGCTTCTAAACGCTGTTTTTAACGGTGAAAAAGAAGAAAGTTATAGATTTTTCTTTACTAACATTTTACCAGACTATGAAGAGATTGACGATTGGGCTTTTGATGGCTCTTGTAACTCTCAAGGCGAATGTAGGCAAGCTACAAGTTTTGTATTAAATACACTAGAAGAAGCTAGATACTGTTATATTTATGATACATGGGATGACCCTTCAGCAAGATTTTACTATGTTCAAGACTGCAATGGTGTTCTTGGTGTTGCTGACCTCTATTGTGATAATGGACATGGGTATTATCTTGCTCCTCAGATTCTTCTTTGTGTTGCTTATGGTAAGAAATTAGCTGACTTTGTGAAGTATGAAGATAAAATTGTGTATATGGCAAATGATTCTGGTTACTGGTCAAACCTATCAGCAGATAGCTATAGCCATTATGTAACGGGTGAAATTGAACCTATTGAACCTTATGAAGGGGTTATTAATGATTTTAATAAGTCTATTGGTCAAGTATGGAGCAAAAACCTAGAGCTCTATATAAATACAGATAATAGTGATTTTATATACTGTTCAAATATTGAAGATTATGAGTGGTCAGATGAAATTAATGTTTGTGACCATTGTGGTGAATGCTTAAGCCCTAGAGGTGGCTACTTTGAAGTCTCAGATGGTACTATCTTCTGTTCTAAGGATTGTGCTACTCATCAATATATCTATGCTGACTATGAAAGTGAATATATAGATAGAGACTATGCTTGTTCTTGTCCTGATTGTGGTTGTGTTTTCCATGATGAGAATGGAGCATGGGGAGAAGATGGGGAATACTACTGCCCTGATTGTGTAGAAGACCATGAGGAAGACTAAAGGGTTAAAAATAGCCCTTTGGGAATCCTTTACCTACTCTTAACCTAAACAAAAAGAGTATAGCATATTTTTAGGAGGTACAGAAATGAAGGTACTGAAATTATTGGGGTATAGCCTTGTAATTTTATATATAGGCTTGTGGATTGGTATGATTTATACTGAGAATACACAACCAAAACTAGAAGACTATACAGAGCAGATAGGGCAAGATTTATACAGGATTAAGCATAATACTGTATTAAGTAAGTATGTTAAATATGGTAAATACTGTTTAGCTGTATATGATAGAATTGAGGGTGAAGTCATTGTCTATGAAGTTGATTTTGATGAGTGGAATCAATACAGCGTAGGAGACTATTATTAAGCCTCTAGTAAGGTTTTAAGCTATAGGGGTATAATCATACTAGGAACTATTTAAAACGCACTAGAGAGCCTCCTATGGCTTTCTAGGGGCATTGTAGAAATTGAAAGAATGAAACACAATGAAATTAAAGAAAATTATTAAAGTTTTTGGGCTACCTACCTTTTTTGTGGTATGTTCAATCATTAGTAAGCAGGAAACTTTTTCCCTGACTTGTATTTTAGGGGCTTTAGGGGTATTTTCCTATGAGTTTAGCTTTATTACAGACTAAGGAGGAATTAAAATGGAATTAATTGCAGAAAATGGTACAAGATTGCTAATTAATGGGAATACTATTTATAAGCATGGAAAATTGAAGGGATTCCTTTTAGAGGAATTGTGGGACAGATTATGAGTATTGTAGTATATAATAAGAAAAAGGCATTGAAAAATCTTTGGAAAGACACTAAAAAGTCTCAAATCACAAATGAAATTCTTGATAATTTCATGATTGAAATATTTGTCATGTATAGTTATGACAATCTATCAGAGCCTCCGTTTACACTAGGTAAGGATTTACAAAAAGCTTTAGATTTAGGGTATAACACAAAGTTTTATTATATTGATAAAATTCTAGGAGGTGTATAATGGTATTTAATATCGGGGATATTATAGAGTTAACTCAAGACGTTTTATTTTGTGATAAAGGCTTAATTTGTCAGGTTGTGGAATTGGAAGAAGGGAATTATGGTTGGGTTAAAATACTAGAATCCCATAAATGTAAGGATTTTACTGGTGAGAGAAAGCACGCAAATTTAACTTTATTTAAGTTAGTAAGAAAGGTAGGGTTACATGTTTAAAGTTGGAGATATTGTAAGATGTATAACTGATAAGTATGGAATCACCACATATAAGCGCCCTTGTGAGGTTGTGGAGATTCTATCTGATGATAAAATAGATGTTAGGTGTTTAGGAAGTAATGGGTCAACGTTTGACGTTGCTACTAAACTCTTTGAACTAGTTCCTCCTGATGAAGTCCTTACTAAAGGTATGTATGTGAAAGATGATGAAGGGGAATTGTTTAAGTTTATAGGTTATAGTTCAAATGGTATTCATGTATCACACCCTACATTGAGGAAAGATTTTATTTTCTATGATGATATTAGGTATATAAAGAAGTTTACAATATAAGGGGGTACAGATGAATAAATTTAAAGAAGGTGATTGGGTTAGGGCTATAGTAGATAGGTACTCTAGGACTACTTATTTAAAGCCTTGTAAAATCATTAAAGTTATAGATGACAACCTTATCAAGGTAAGAACTATAGATACTAATGAGGTTTGGGAGGTAGAAAGTAAAAATTTTGACTATTGCCCTTTAAACCATATTTTACATGAAGGGGATGATATTGGTAACAAAAGGTATCCTGGTATAGAATACACCTTTGTAAAATATAGAAGATATGGGATAGATGCAAGAAATAAGATACTGGGTTATTTAGAAACTATCCCTTTTGAAAACATACTATATCAATCAGGTTTCAAAGTATAGGAGGTAAGTTATTGTTAGCAAACTTAACAGGTCATAACATAGTCATTGTGGATAAGCAAGGGAATATTATTAAAACTCTATTTCCTTGTGATAGGGAAGAGCCTTTAAGGGCAGAAGTTAGCTTGAGAAGGAAGCGAAAAATTGAAGGAATCAAGCTGACAAAGTTATCCTATACCTCAAACATAACAGAACGTAAAATGCAGGAATTATTAAGGAATTATGATGGAATCATAGTCTCTAAGATAACAGCAGAGTGTTTGAGGGATTTAGGATATATTGAAAACGTGTATATCACTGGTAGAAAATTCTATAAACATGGTAAGTTTATAGGTGTTAAGGAATTATGTATTTTGTAGGAAGGAATCACAAATGAAACTAAAATCAGTTAAAAAGGAACTCAAGGAAGCATTTCAAAACTCACTTTTGACCACAGCAGAATGGGAGGTACTTGTGGAAGAGTCTAAAACAAATAAGGAGCTAGAAGGTAAGCTGAATGAAGCACAGGAACAGTTTAAGTCTATCACAGATGGGAACTATGAATCAGATGATTTTGCTACTAGTGTTAAGTCTTTAAACGGTGCTGTAGACTTTGCAGAGGTTCTGCGTGGTTGGGATATTGTGGAGAAAATCCGTGAATATCAAGACATTTATAAAATGGGGTATACCTTTAAGGATGAGTATTTTGTCTCTCCTATCCCTCTAGTCCTAGTAAGTCTTGACCCTGAAAGAATCCTTATGAAAAGACCAGAAAAATGGTATGAGGATAACAAGGATAATCTTGTCAAGCTATTGGATAAGCTCATTATGCGTGAGAATCTGAAAAGTGGTGAATCAGGCAAGTCAGTCACTAAAGAGCCTCTAAAAGACTTTATCAGTAGAAACTCACTTGAGAATTACCCTAAAGTTCTATGCTACTATATGCAAAAAGAAGGGGTATTTCCTAGACAAGATGGGTTTGAAAAGGCACTTAAGCCCTATCAGGAATATATTAGCAAAAAATTTGACAAGGCTATTTTGGAGCACAATCCTAACCTTAAAAAGTTCACCTATGCAAGTATGGTCAAAGATTATTTTGGACTTGTGCTAGATGAATCACAAAATGCACCTAAGTTAGCTAAACAGCTCAAAAAAGCAGGAATTAGCTACACAGACAAGGAAATCCAACATTTTGGTGAGGTTAAAAACTGGTGGGAAGATTGGAATTATAAAAATTACTCTACTATGGGTAATGAATTGTTCAGAGTTCGTGACTTGTGGTTAGATTATGCAGATTTTGAAATCCCAACTCTTGTGGATAAATGGGCATTTAATGGTTCATGTAATAATTGGGATAGTGGAGCAGGAGCAGATACTCACCTAGTATTGAAACACTTTGGTTTTGAATACCTCAAAGGTTACTCAACTATTATCAATAATAATGGAGAAGTATCTCTTTGCCCTTCTATGCGTACCTATTTTTACAAGGATTCTAATGGTGATTTAGGACATGCAGGAACTTATGCAGACTTTGAAGGTACACGAGCTAAAGCCTGCTATGAATTTACTACTACACTACTTTGCATTGTGTTTAACCGTAAAATTGATGAATTTTCTAAAATTTATGGTATGAATATTTCTTGTGATAACTACAGAGATAATAATAGAAATTACATTAATTTCTGGGCAAATCAAGCAAGAAATGACTATGCAAAATGGGGTACAGCAGAAGTATTTTCAAAATTTAATGAAGAGGACATGGATGAGTATAGAACTACTCATTACAGTCTAAGATACACAATCAATAATGAATTGTCACCTAGTGAACGTAGTAGTTTGCTATACTCACATACATTTTACTCAGGTCATGTACTCAAGAGTGGAACTAAACAATCAGGTCACCTTGTGCTTAATGCACTCAAAGACTTACTAAGCATAGGATATTAAAATTAAAGGAGAATCACATTATGAATTACACATTTATCGACGTACTAACAAAAACTCAATCAGAAATGCTTTCATGGTTACCTAGTGTACTACTTGACTATGGATACACAGATTTAAAGGTCACAGACTATATGATTATGGCAATCAGTCCTAAGAAGAATCAGCCTTGTCTTGTGGCTCACCTAGATACAATCAACACAAAGCGAAAGACCTATAACTACGGAAGCTATTACCAAACTTACTCAAATGTTAGCACAGCTACGAGCACAGAAAAAGAACGTACTCCAGAAGTTCAGGATATTCTGGTCACAGATAAGTATATCTTACTATCTCCAGAATGTAAGTCTACCATCCAATGTTTAGGTGCTGATGACCGTGTAGGAGTTAAAACTATCCTAGATATTCTTGAGATGGGTCTCAGACCTCATATTCTCTTCACTACAGACGAGGAAGTGGGTTGTGTAGGTTCTCATAAGGCAGTGGATGAAAATGCATTAGAGGAGCTAAGAAAGGCTTCTATGCTTATCCAGATTGACCGAGGTGTTCATGAATCATCATGGCATGAAATGGTGACCTATAGTTTTGACCCTAAGAGCCATCAAGAAATCTTTGACAAACTAGGGGAAACCTACACAATGGCTACAGGTTCATACACAGATGTGGCTGTATTAGGGACACACTTAAACAAGCCTATTGTGAATGTATCTGCAAGTTATATGCACGAGCACACCACAGATGAATTTATCAACCTAGAGGCTTATGAGTATAACACACAAGGACTTATCAAGTTTATTGAATGGGCAGAATCACAAGACACAAGCGAATGGAAATATGTTGCTAAGTATGTTCCACCAGTAAAACCTAAAACTACTCCTACTAATTTCCCTCCTAAGTTTGGGGCTATTCGTCCTAGCTTGTGGAGTAAAAAGGGAGGATATGCAAGTGCCGAAACCTACTTTAAGGAAATGAATAAGTCAAAATTCCTCAAGTGTGAAGAAATCTTTGACAAATACATTGAGGAAGGTTGGGAAGAAGATACACTATTGGATTCTATTGACCTTGCTTACTCACTAGGAGCTGAAATCTCAAATATCTGGCAACTCAAGTATGTTCTTGAAGGTAAAATCTACAATCACATTTAAGCACACAAAAAGAGGGATAGCGAATTTGCTACCCCTTTTAAGGTGTTTATGTATTTCACTTATAAGTATATCACAGGATAGAAAATAACACAAGTGAATTACACTAAAATAATCAATTATGTATTCTTTTGGTGGAAATAACCAGAATACTTTATAATATATATATTAGGTATTATAGGAATAAGGTTATTACCATCAATTAGTTACATAAACAGTTCCTAAAAGACTAAGTAAAAGTCCAACAGAAAATGTTCGCAATCAAGTTGCAAACATTTTTTGGGGACAATAACCAATTTTCTATTTTTAGGTATTGCATTATCTTTTTCTTTGTGGTATACTAGTCTTACCAATAAATTAGAAACAGAGGTGTAATCAATGTATTTTAAGGTTTATCTTGAAATGTTCAAACAAAATGAACTCAAGAATCTCACAGACATTTTTTTGTATAGCTTCCTGTGTGCATTTGCCAAGGAAGGTGAAAAGGAAGTCTATTCTCACTACACTAATCAACAGCTAGTTGATATTTTTGGGTGTACTCATCAGACTATTTCCAATTCTGTGACTAGACTTGTGAACTTAGGTCTTGTGAAGCGTTTTGATGATACTAGATTTAGCTATACCAATGGTGACTTTTATTGTAAACGAACTCTTGTGACTAAGACAGAGTTTTACAACAAGTATGCCATTGAAGACTATATTTCTGTGAAAAGTCATTGGCTTACAGAGTGGAAATTGCCTATTCGTGCTGTGCAATTACTAGGCATTTTCTGGTCAGCATACTACAAGAGGGGTAAGAGCACTACTCTACACACTACCTCGCATGACCTTATTGACCTTATGGGAGATGTAAACTATCGTACGTATATCAATAACTTGAACCTTTTGAAGGACTTAGGACTAATCACAGAGCTTACACCTAAGAATGCTCATGACAAGATTTTCGAGCTTTCTGTGGAGTATTTAGGTGAAGAGGTAAGTCCAGAGGAAGTCTTAGAAGCTGTTTCTGTGGAAGATAAAGCACAAGACAATAAAGGTTCTGTGGGAAAGTTTAACACCCTTCTCAAGTGGACTAAGCGATTCTTGAGAGGTAAAGCTAGTAAGGTAGTCAATAAGATTCTGAAAGTCTTAGACCCTCTAGCAGAGGTTAAACAGTCACTAGAGCCTTTGTGGCAAGCATTTAATTACTATGAACGTGCCAATATTAGAGCTATGATTCCAGAAGATGCTGACCCTAGAGATGGGTACTTTGTGCAAGGAGTGTGCTAGTGGCTAAGAATAAATTTATAGAACTCCTACAGCGTAACTTTGGAGAAAAAGACCTTGTGAACTTTGGGGTGAATAAGAAATTTTACCTAGAGCATAAAGTCAAAGAAGACCCTGAGTTTGAAGATAGATTCTCAAGAGATTTTGAACAAGCTAAACACTATGTGAAGCATATTGGGTCACAAGTTAAAGCCTTAAGAGACAAGTATGACCTTTACCTATCTTTCACTCCTACAGGAGGCAAAGAGCGTAAGAAGACCAATGCACAGGACACTTATATCATTGCACAAGACATAGATGGAGCACCTATTCCTACAGACCTTCCACCTAGCTACTTTTGGGAAACAAGTCCTAACAAGTATCAAGGTGTATGGGTATTAGATAACAAGGTCAATCCACAAGAGCATGAAATCCTGTGTAGAAAACTTGTGAAAAAGTATGGGTTTGACCCTTGTGGTGTGGATATTGTACACTTATACAGAATCCCTAGCACAGTGAATCATAAGTATGCTACAGACTTTAAGGTAAGTGGTCTACAAGGTGAGGGAACTGTGTACCGTAAGCGTGACTTTATGAAGCACCTTGAGGATGTGGATATTACCTCCAGAACAGTTGTAGAGAATGAAGAAATTGAATATGTTAATTTTGACCTAGATGCTGTTCTGGAAGAATACAATGCCTTTAAGGAATTTACTCATGAGTTAGCTGTGGATAGGTCAGAATGGGCTTGGAAATTAGAGCAAAAGATGATTATGAATGGAGCTTCTAAGGAAGAGGTCAAATTTGTATTACTTAATGCCCCTGATGGAAAGGCTAAGTTCACGGAGGAAACAGTTGATGCTGAGGTGAATAGAGCCTTTGCTAAGAGTGAATCACTTGCAGAGGAATCTGAGGAAGAGGTAGAACTTGTCACAGAATTGACCAGTAAGATGAGTATTGAGGAACAGGGTGGTAAGTCTATCAAAACTGTTTCCAAGAAAGGTAAGAAGCGTAAGAACAAGTTCAATATTGTCAGAGTTGATGAGATTGAACCTTTTGACCCTACAGACTTCTGGTTGATTGAGGACTTCTGGGAGAATGGTTCTGTGGGAGTTATTGGAGCACCTTCTAAGTCATTTAAGTCTACTTTTGCCCTAAACTTAGCTTGTGCTGTAGCTACAGGAAAACCTTTTGATGGTCGTAAAGTTAAACAAGGTGCTGTATTGATTATCCAAGGTGAGAATAACTTGTCTATGGAGCAACATAAGATTTATGCTGTGACTGGTTGTGATACACCACCACCTATCTATTTTGTGGATGACAATATCACTATGGAACAGGTTTACCGTTTGGAGAATGACATAAGGGAATTGGGTGTTAAATTGCTCATAATTGACCCTATGTACCTCTTGTTTGGTAGTGGTGATATAAATAGACACCAAGACATTGTAGAACGCTTAGAGATGCTCACAAGGCTTTCTAAGAATACAGGGTGTGCTGTTATGTTGATTCATCACAGTAGAAAATTGGAACGTGGGGCTAAAATTACAACCTCAGACATGTATGGTTCTGCCTTTATTGAGGGTTGGTATGAATCTATGATTCTCCTACAACGTAAGTCTAATAACTCTAGCACAATGACTACTTATTTCCGTAACCACAAGTCAGGTGATGTTTATGACCTTGTAGTAGATGATAATATGGGTTGTAGAGCCTTTGCACGTAAGGGAGAGAGTGCCTATGATGCAGAGGAAGCTGATTTTTCTGTGCTAGGAGGTGATAGAGATGAGTAAAAGAGTTTACAAGACTTTCCAAAACCTTCCTTGGTTTGAAGAAGCTATCTCGGAGGGTGAAGAATACTTTGTATGGTTTTTTGAGGAATTGTTAGCTGACCTAGAGGATAAGGACTTGAGCTTATATACCTACATATCAAACTATATTGAAGATGGGTATATGAGAGCTAATATTATCCGTAATCTTAAGCTATCTAAGTTCCCTCAACCTCAATATATCCATAAGTTTCCTTTTCTTAGCGATGAGGCTATTGATTGGGTAGAATGGTATGCTATCAATGAAAATCCACAGAAGAAATATAACAAGGCTACTGAGGAATATGTGAGAAAATGGCAAGGTGAACCTGAACCAGAGAAACCTGCTACTCTTAGAGGCAGAAGTGCTTTATATAAGCAAAAAAGAAAAGCCTCAAGGCAATATTGGCTAGAGAGAGCTATCTTAATGGGGGTGTAACATGGCATTATTGACATTCGGTACAATCCCTCAGAAGACTAGGAGCTTGAGTTATAGAGATGTTATTGAGTTAAACAAGGTAGAGACAGTCACAAAGCTCACTAAAACTCAATATGGTTCTGTGATGATCTATTGTGGTCAAGAGATGAAGGGTTTCTATAATGGCACTGTAGGAAGCCTTGTGAGAGGTTTAGGGTGGAGTATATGATTAATACTATTAACATTCTAAAACCTGTGTGCTTAGATATAGAGACTACTGGACTAGATAGACATAGGAACGAAATTACCTCTATACAGATTGGATATACTCATACTGAAACAGGTGTATACACAAGGAAATTCTTTGATTGGGTTAAGCTAGGAAAGAAAAGGCAAATAGCTCTCTTGAAAAAGCTCAAAGAGTGTAAATTGGTAACTCATAATGGTAAGTTTGACTTGTTATTTTTATATGTTAAGACAGGTATAGAGCTTAAGTTATGGATTGATACTCTTGTGCTTGCTCATGTGTGTGGAGAAGAAGAGCTTGGTCTTAAACCTCTAACAGAGAAGTATTTCCATGTTAAGTATGATATAGCCAAGGAAGCTAAAGTAGGTAAAATCACAGAAGCATTTAAGTCCTATGGTCTTGATGATGTTCTGTACCCTATGAAATTACTCAATATATTTCAAGCTAAAATTTCTAAGTATAATCTGCTTAAGGTATTCAAGCATGAAATGAGAGCCTATAAAGCCTACTATGAGGTTGAAAAAGGTGGAGTTCCTATCAGTCCTAGAAGACATGAGGTACTTGAAAAACTTCAAAATGACTTGAGACCTTACACAGAGAAGCTATTGACATATGGAGATATTAACTGGAACTCTAATGCACAAGTGGCTAAGATTCTATTCACAAAGAAGGATGAGCCTGTGTATGAGGAACAGGGGGAAAGACTTCCTGATACATTCCTTGTGATAAGGAAAGATGTACACAGTGATTCAGTAGTAGGAGAGTTTAACACAAGAAAAGAAGCCAATGCCTTTAAGAAACAGTATATTGAAGAGAATCCTCATGTGTATAAAATGAGTGTCAAGATGCAGAAGCATTTTAAACCTGTTATTATAGGTTATGGTCAAGGTCTTGATGTGATAGAGTACACAGATAAAGGAGCACCTTCTGTAGGTGTAGATACTCTTGCCAACTATGTAGGAAATGACTGTGTGGATACATTGCTTGAGTATAAGCGTATATCTAAGCTCATTACATTTATTACCTCTTGGGAAGATTTACAGGTAGATGGTAAGATTTATCCTAGTTTTAATATCACAGCTAGGACAGGAAGGACAACCTGTAATAACCCGAACCTTGAATTATGCTGAGGGTTCGTTAAACCCTGTGAAAACGGTGAACGCTGAGATGCCAATGCCGTGCCAAGCCTAGAGATAGGAAGGTGTAACGACTAAGAAATGCCTAGGCTAAGAAATGCTTAGGGCAGAGTAACACGAGCGCAGGGATTGATTTAATATCAATATGAGATAGTCTGAACTTGTGGGAATTGAACCACAAGAACTATAGGATAAAGAGCCTATAGGGTAACAGGACATGTCAGCAATGTCCACAAGATAGTTATGTCAGAAACCTTATTGAAGCTAGACCGGGTTGGAAGATTATTGAATCAGACCTGAGTCAAGCTGAACTTCGTGTGGCTAGTTGGTTTGCAAATGACATAAATATGCAACATGCTTACCAATCAGGTAGTGACTTGCATAGTAAGACTACAGAGCTTCTCTTTGGTGATATTAGTGGGTTAAGTCATGATGAGCAAAAGAGACTACGTACAAATTCAAAATCTTGTAATTTTGGTTATTTATACGGAATGAGTGCAAAAACATTCATACAGTATGCAAAAGGTTTTGGACTTAATCTTACACAAGAAGAAAGTGAGAAAATTCGTGCTGACTTCTTTAGTGCTTATCCTAGACTACTCGAATGGCATGAAGAGTGTAAGGAATTTGCTAGACAACATGGATATATAGAATCCCCTATTGGAAGAAAAAGGTGGTTTGAAAATATTCATAGTAGAAACTTTAAACTGCGTTCTGCTGATGAAAGACAAGCAATCAATACACCAGTACAGGGATTTGCCTCAGATATATGTATTAGTGCTTTGGCTGATGTTGTATTTAGCAAGGAGCTAGACCACACAAGGTTCAATGTACTTGGTTCTGTGCATGATGCCATCCTAATTGAAGTGAGAGATGATTATGCAGATGAGTTGGCTAAGTATGTAAAACAAACAATGGAGCACCCTTCTATACTTGATGGATTGGATGTTCCTGTGCCTATTGTATCAGATGTAGAAATTGCTCAATGTTGGGGAGGACATTAATGCACCTATATGATAAACCTGCATACTTGAAAAGTAAATATCAGCTATTGAGACAACTTAATAGAGAGTGCTTCCAAGCTGACCCTGAGAAGTATTGCAGAGAGCAAATTGACTATGACCCTAATTATGAGTTAGGTGTTGATGGTGAAGAATATGTAATGGGTAAGTTTATCAAAGGTATTCGATACTTGAATAGAACATACAAGCTGAAACTACCACAGTTTCCTAGTTATGATGAGATGTATAAGCTAAACTTTAGACTTCCTGCTAAGATAGATTTTGCTGTGAAGTATATGGTTGCCACTACTCACCTAAAAACTCAGTATGTTTCACACAATATAGCATTTACTTATGCTGTGAGTGATACCAATGAGAGACTGGTTATCCATTATCCAAGACAAACACAAGATATGATTGACTATGCTAGATTCATTATAGCTAATGGGTATAGAGAATATGTACGCAGTTGATGAGTATTTTGATGGAGAACTTGTAGAAGAGCATTTGTTTCTAACTTGTGAAGGAGCTTATGCCTTCTATGAGCGTATGTTTAATAGAACAAAATCTACCTACTATGTTAGGTATGAATTTAGAGGTTTAATACATGACAGTAAACAAGAACAGCTCAGTTGGTATTACTGAGGATATTATCACAAACATTATGCACCTTGGGGCTAGTGAGTATCACCTTGAAATTCTTATTCGTAAGTATGAAGACCAGATTAAGTTCTGGTATAATCAAGATAACCCTGAGATGCAATCAGAAGAGGATAAAATCTCTGTGTATGATGCAAAGGATAAGGTTAACCAACTTACTATGACCTTACAACAGGTCACAGAAGAGCGTAGAAGAGCCATGAGACTACTTAAAACACAAGCTAATGATAATGGTAACCCTGACCTCTGGTGCTTGTTAAAACACGTTCTGGTGGCTGTGATAACGTCCTTTGAAGCATGGCAAGTAGACTTTGCTAATGACAATGTTAAGTTTGTATTCCTAGAGCAATCTCGTGTGGCTAATCAAGTGTTGGCTATGTTCCTAGGGTATGAAGTAACACCTTGTAGTGCTTGCTTAACTGACCAACTTAAGGAAGATGGAAAATAATTTGAGAAATTTTTAAAATTTCTCAAATTATCTATTGACAAATATCAGAATATAGTATAGAATAGTATATGTAGAAAGGAACAAGATATGAAAGAACAAATTTTAAAAAGTCTTGAGACCATGAGTAAAGCTCAGTTGAGCAAAGAGATTGGTATTTCAACTTATGCAATTAACAAACTTATTTCTGATGATTTTGAAACCATTAACCCTGAGTGGGAAAAGAAGTTAAATGCTTACTTTGGTTCTGCTGATGAAACTAAGAAGGAAGAACCTCACAAAGATGATAGAGTGACATTATCTATTGAACTACCTACTCTTTCACAAGAAGAGATTAAATTCTTTAATACACTACATATTGGAAGTGTGAATGAAAAAATTAGTACACTTGGGTATATTAACTATGTCTTTTTATCAAGCTCAAGATACCGACAAAACTGGTTTATTAGACTTGCAAAAGATAAAAAAGCTGATGAAGTCAATGATATTATTAAGCGTTTAGGGTTAGCTGTTCTCTGTGGTAAGTACAAGGAGAAAGAGCCTGAAAAGACTTATGTAATCAAATTGCCTTCTGAGCACTACCTATGCAAATATGATAATGGTGACATTGGTTGGTCTGTAGAACCTAACATGTACACAGTGGTATCGCATGATAAGAGTGAGCTAGAAACTTCTTATGCTGAGTATAAAGACTTTATTATAGAACAAGCTGTACTAATTAAATCTTATAATAGAAAGACTAGAGGATTTAATATTAGTGAGCGTGTTAGGAAGAAGAATTAAAGAGCTAAGACTACAAAACAGCATGACACAAATGCAACTAGCCAAGAAACTAGGTTATAAGGGTAACTCTCTTGTGGCAGGGTGGGAATTAGGTAAGAATTATCCATCTGCAAGTAGTATTAAGAAGTTGTCAGAGATTTTTGACACAGACCTTATGAAGTATGTAGGACAAGAAACTCCTGAAATACCTTTTGAAGTAGCTAAAATTATTAAAAAAGGTAAGGAGATGGGTAAATCATTTGTTGATGTTGTTAAGAAGTTAGAGCAGAAAGGACTAATAAATGAGGAAAATCAGGAAAGTATTTTTAAAGCCATCCTTGATTATAAGTGGGTTGTGTCTACTAGCAGTAGGATTCCTTCTTCACACGAACATGAGGATGCAGACAAAGATTAATGAATTAGATGAGTCTGTAAAGACTCTCAAAAAAGACTTAAATTTGGAACAAACTCAGCGTAAGGGTGAAGATTATTCCCTAGGAATGAGGTTTGATACACTTATTTACTATATCAAAGGAGGTCAGTGATGGTTTGTGAATTTAGCTCTGGATACAGAGATATTAAGCTAAAAGCAATCATTAGTAAACTAGATAGTCTATCTGAGGATTCAAGAGCATTTTGGATGACTGAAATTCTATCTCATTGTGGTAACAAGTTCGGTAGATTTAAGTATGCACAAGGCTTTGAACAAGGATTGATAGATGGATTCCAGAATGGTCTTGATGAGGCTAAACCAAAAGCAGAAATTCCTGACTATATTGATGAATGGATTGAGTATTGTAAGAAAAACAATTTTAACTTACTTGGTGCATTAAATCCAGTAGGAGATTTTGGAGAACCTATAGCTGACTCATTTAAGGGTAATGTACAAAGATGTGTGAAATGGGCTTGGCAATTTGCTAAAGAGTTGGAGGACTTATGAGATATAAAGTTGTAGACTATTATTCTAAAATGAATAAACATGAAATTGGAACATGTGACTTATGCTTTGGAACTGCTGAGGTAGATGATGGTATCATTACCTTAGAAGATGAAAATGCTATTAAGTATGAGATTCCTCTTACTGTGTGGGATTGGGGAGATTATGAAACTCTCTATATTGATAATGTGATTAAGTTTTCTGCTTGGTTACAAGAAAATGATATTCCACCAATAGATGAAAAGTATCAGTGGTCTTGGCTTAGACAGGTAATTAAGGCATATGGTTGGGAGGAATACTATGAATAGTCTTGTAGAGGCATTAGCTAAAGCATTAAATGTATCTGTTGATGGTATATCTGAACTATTAGGTAATCTAAAAGATAGCACACCACAGTTATATGAGCAACTTGTAAGAGAATAGACTTATTGGACTGTGTTAGGTAAATCGTCTGGAGCTATGTTGATTATTGCAGGTATCCTAATGGCATATACTCTTATTCTAAGATGGAATCTTGAGGCAGACACTGATTATATTAGTTATAATGAAGTACCAGATGGTTATACCTTATATCAGTATGCAAAGAACCTTACACAAAAGAATGTTAAGGAAGCTAGTAAAACCTTTAAATGGTTGTTTACTGGAATAATTGTAACAATTATTCTATCAATGGTCTTATATATATCTAAGTATATTGTAGCACCTAACTATTCATTCCTTTTGGATGAGATTCTACCAAAATTAATTAATAAATAGGAGGGATAATGAGATTTAGTGTATCACGAGTAAATACCTACCTAGAAAACCCTTGGGAACATTGGTGTAAGTATATTGCTGAATACAAGGAACTACCTGACCCTGAACGTACAAAGTACATGGATAGAGGTACATTATTTCACACAGCTATGGAGCTTTTGGCTGACCACAAAGGAAACCTATCTTTAGATAAGGTTAAGAATATGGCTCTTGATGTACACAAGCACTCACCATTCTGTGATGAGGCTCGTGAAACAGGTGTCCTAGCTATAGAACGCTATCTAAGTGAAGGTGATACTGTGGACTTTTCTAAGGTCATTGAGACTGAGAAGAAAATTGAGCTTAATCTTCCTAATGGGCATGAGTTTATTGGTTATATTGATGCTGTGATTGACAATGGGGATGGTACTGTATCTCTTATTGACTATAAGACATATAGTGAAGCTCCACAAGATGATAAGATGAAATACAGCCTTCAAGCTAACATGTACATGGAAGTCATGACTAAGTTAGGGTATATTGTAAAGGATTTCTCTTTTGAGTGTGTAAACCCTAAGAAAGTTCTAAGAGGTAAAGCCTATAGAACAAAGAGAATTAAGTTCCCCTATAATAAGTACCGTGGTGATGATATGTTTGAGCAATTCTGTGAGATTACCACAATGATTGGTAAGAACCCTAATTTGCGTATGTATATTCCACCTGCTAAAAGACAACCTAATGTGTATGATTATTTCTATAAGGTATACATTGGGGATGTTACAGAGGATTTGGATGATTTTGTTGAAAAAAATTTTAAAAAATCTTCAAAAACCTCTTGACAAGGTAACATGTTTTTGATAAACTATAATTGTGGTGGTAGAGATAATCACTTTAAACCCTTTACAAAATAAACTTAAGGAGGTTAGCAAAATGGCTAACAACACAGAACTACTTATTGCACTCGCTCAAGCACTTGGAATTGATTTTCCATCTGCTCAATCAGAAACTACAACTCCTGCTGAACCACTCTACATTATCTATGTAGGTAAGAAACCTCGCCGAGTAAAAGCACCTTACATTGCTATCAATGCAAATGGTGAACTTTCAGGGTTCACAGAAGAAGCTGATGTACTTGGTCATGGGACTGACAATATTGGTAAATTCACTCTTGCTGAAATTGAAGAACGTTTCCCACAATTTAACCATGAAGCGTTCTTGGTTAAAGTAGAAGACTGATTAAGGAGGAGGCTACATAGGCACTCTGTGTAGCCTTTACTTTTATATGAAATGTAAAGTATTCAATGATACAAATAGAGAAGCATTGGAAAAGGACATAAACAATTTCATTAGGGATAAGGAAGATGTTAAAATTAGCTTCTCCACTAGTGAAAGAGGTTATCACTTTCAATATTCTGCTATTGTTTATTGGTAAGTTTAAATGGGTATTAAATGTTTGTTTAGACCTCACTCCACAAAAGTAATAGACAAATTTGAGTCAGTTCCTTATAGAGAGTATGTTCCTAATGAGTTTAGTGCTTACCTTGATGGACATTTTGAGGTAAGGAAAGATATCACTTATGTGATGAAGTGTAGTAAATGTGGTAAAATCATTAAAGGTATTGTCACAGTTACTTTAGAGGTATTATAATGGTTAAATTTATCTGGGCACAAGATAAAAGAGGACTTATTGGTAACAATGGTAAACTTCCTTGGTCAAACAAGGCTGAACTGAACTATTTCAAAAACCAGACAACAGGTGGAGTAGTAGTGATGGGTTTAGCTACATGGAAGTCCATAGGTAGTAAACCTCTTAAGCATAGATTAAACATTATCCTTACAACTAAGGATGAGATTGATGGATATGATGATGAGAATGTATATATTGCTAACTCTGTAGATGAGGTCTTACAGTTTGAGAAAGAGACTGATAAAGATGTTTGGGTTATTGGAGGAGCAAGAACATTCAAGGCATTTGAAAGATTCTGTGAGGAAGCTGTAGTAAGCACTATTGATGGAGATTACACTGGTGATACTTATTACAAAGGCTTAGAGGATAAGCTCACAGATGATAAAATAGTAGTAACAATGAAAGGTGAAGGCTTCACTGTGAAGCACTATAGGCTAGTATAATGAATGATTTTGTAGTTATTGGGTTTGCTGTACTTCTTACATTGATAGCTGTTCTAGTAGGAACTGTTCTAAACTTAAAAGAAAAAGCAAAGGAATGTGATTTTCACTTAAACACAATAAGTTTTCTTAATGATAAGTTAGCTCAACGTGATATAGATGGTGAGAGAAAATTCAAGGAACTTGTAGGGGGGATTGATGGAGTAACTTCTGTGTCTCTTGCATCTAAGCGTTATGTAGAGCTTCTAAAAGCTGAGAATGACCTTGCAGAACTTAAGGAGAAAGTGAGAAAATTAGATAATGAGTGATAATATGTTTACTTTATTAGACAATGCTCTACTTGTTATCCTTATTCTTGGTGTGTTATACATTATCAACAAAAAGGTGGATAAATGAAAGAAGACATTGTACAACCTAAGCGCTACACACAGAATAGCCTAGAGTGTTGGGATTTCTGGCTTAAAGCTGGTCTGAACCCTCTTGTAGCTTCTGCTGTTAAGTATGTGTGGAGATATAAGTATAAGAATGGTTTAGAAGACCTTAAAAAGGCTAAAGTGTTCTTGGAAAAAGCTAAAAAGGAAAAAGATTGTGTATACTATACTGGAAAAGGTTATCATTTGAATAAGAGTTTCCTATCTGATATGAATAGTCTACAAATTGACTTCATTGACCTTGCTACACACACAACAATACCAGAAACTTACCTAATGACTATTGATGCTATGCTACTTATCCTCTACAGATTAATGAATGAAATAAAGTAAGGAGAAGAAGTTGACTAAGACAGAACTATTTTTAGTTTTAATTATTGCTGTGTACTTTGTGATAAGACTTGCTCTATCACTACACAAGCAAGAAGTTAAAATTAAGTATCGTGATGATGAGGTTAGTCCTATTAAGAATATTAGTGTAGGTGACTGGATTGACCTAGCATCTAATACAGAGGTTAAGTATAAAAAGGGAGATACAGTTGTTATTGACCTTGGAGTAGCTATGGAATTGCCTCATGGCTTTGAAGCTCATGTACTACCTCGTTCAAGTACCTTCCAACACACAGGATTGATTCTCACAAATAGCATGGGTATCATTGATAACTCATACTGTGGAGATAATGATTATTGGGGTGCTAAGTTCTATGCCACAAGAGATGGAGAGATTGAAAAAGGACAACGCCTACTTCAATTCAGAATTGTGGAGAATCAGCCAACTGTACTCTTTAGTAAAGTAATGCACCTTGGTAATGCTGACCGTGGTGGTTATGGCTCTACAGGTAAATAAGGAGTAAAAATGAAACTCAAAAAACTAAACAAGATTAAGCTACATACAATGACAACTTTGTATGGTGCTCCCGGAAGTGGAAAATCTAGCTTTATTAATACATTACCGGGAAGTGTATTGATTATTGATACAGACCGTGGACTTGCTTCTGTGGAACAAGATGAGCGTTTCTCTGTTGCAGAATGTACCTCATGGGCTGATGTTCTTGAAGCTCTTACTTATGCTAAGGACTTTGATAGTATTGCTGTTGACCACTTTACTAATGTACAAGAGCTTTGCTACAAGGACATTATGGAAACCAACAATGTCAAGAAAATGCTTATCAACCATTATGGTGAAGCATCTACTCGACTTAAAGCCCTTGTGGATGAATTGGTAGACCTATCTTATCAAGGTAAGAATGTCTATGTAATTTGTCAAGAGAAGAATGTGAACATTGAAGATGTGGTAGATGAGAATGTTCCTTCTCAAACTATTCCTAATTTAATGGACAGTGTGTCTAAATATATCACAGCATCTTCTCGTATTATTGGTCACACAGAACGTGTAACTAAGTCTAAGATTGTGAAGGGTGAAAAGAAAGTTAAGGATTTCTACCAAGTACGATTGGCAGGTAATCCTATCTATACACTTAAGGTCACAAGGAAACCGGGATTAGTTATTCCAGATACAATGGTAAATGCTACATGGGAAGCTATTGTTGGATTGACTGATGGCTCAACTCAAGAAAAACTTAAAGGAGATAAGGAATAATGGGTCTTATTACTATGAATGCAACAAAGCGTGAAGACTTCACCTATGAAGAAGGACGCTTTGAAGCAAGTATTCAAGCAGTGGAACAAACAAGTTCTCGTTCAGGTATGGAGATGCTTAAGGTAACTCTTAAGGGTGACTTTGGTAAGAATGCTCCTAAGACTATCACAGCATTTATGTTGGATAACAAGATTGGACGTGAACAACTCTACAATCTACTATATGCACTAGACCTTCATGAAGAATCACAGGTAGACACTGATGAACTTGAAGGTAAGTATGTAGGTATTGTAATCAAGGAAGGTAAGCCTTACAATGACAAACCATCATGGAATGTTGTGGACTACTTCCCTCTTGATGCAGATACAGATGATGATGTGGATGTAGATACAGACGATTGGTCTGATGCAGAATAAGTAAATAGGGTAGTGACTGTTTAAACTATACTAAACTAAAGGAAAATAGTTTCTGATTAACACTCAGTCACTCCTCTCATAAAGGTGGTAAGAGGTTACGTTTTCGCTGATTTCCCATTCCTTTCTCCACTTGCCACCTCTATGAGGGGAAACCCTCATGATTTACTCCTATTTATTCACAATCCTTTCTGGGAAGGTTTACCCTTCCTAGATGCACACAATAGGAAATTTTACTAGCCTTCTTGTGATTTTCCTTATATGTTTCCTTTTACATTACATTAGCCCCTATTGTGTGTGTCTAGGAGGGATAAAATATGATAACCTTAGATGGATTCAAAAAGTATATTCTACTCCGTAGAGATGCCTTTGAATATAAACATGACTTGAATGAACTTAAGAAAAACCCCTTGTATAGGAAACACTTTCCTAATAACCTAAAATACTTAGATGATACTTCACAGACCCTTATTAGAACTTTGAATAACCATCCAGTACCTCTTAGAGATAAGTTGCTTACTGTTCTTGTGTATCGTGTTGTAGGTGATAAAAAGGTTGTTAGACGCTATGCAAACAAGAAGGGTGTCTATACCCTTAAGGAGCTAGAAAAACTCGCTACAGCGCTTAATAAGGACTCTCTGAGGCTCTTAAACAGATACTCTACTCCACTATCCAGAAAAGGAATTACTGGTCTTAGTAGAGGAGAATTTCTACTTGCTGTTTCTTGTGACTTTCTAGATAAGTTACCAAAAGATAACTTCTACAAGTGGAAGACTTCTGAGATAGCTAGACAGTTTGTGGAGTTTGAGAAGGTGTATGGTATCAAGTATGCTATGGCTTATCAACTAGCCTCTGATATTAGTTATATTAATGAGCTTAATGTGAAAGTAGACTTTATCAAGACTATTCCTGAGAATGTAAGGGAAATGTTCTCTTATATCACAGGTAAGCCTTATAGACTTGAAGAGTATGAAAAGTTCACCTATGAGATGATGGATTGGTATAGTGAGCAAGACTTCCTTGAGAATAAGGAGAGACTTGTGCTTCCCCATGACATTACACAGATGCTTATTGGTTATAGGTACTATACAATGAACTCAGGAGTTATAACAAGGTTTAGACAAGAGAAGAAACCAAAAAACCTCACAAGAGGTATTGTAATTGCAAGGAGCATATATGACTTTTACACACAAAGTATGGGTACTAAAGAGGATTGATGAGCTAGGTAATTGCTATCACACCATAGAGGTTAAGAACTATAACATGAGGAATAAGTTCATTAGAGAATGGCTCTGTGATGATAGAAATTACACAAGAATGCTTGAGGGTGATGTAGAGATTATCCTTAAACGTAACGGAGAGGAGTTGTGGTTCTATGAAGACTACAGAGAAGACTAAGTTGTCTCCAGAAGAGGCTTCTGATAAGTATATAGAGCTAGAGAAGCTCCATAGAGAGTTAGGAGAGAAGATTGAAAATACTCCTGACTACAGAAAGCAAACGGCTTTGAGGAAGAAGAAGAAAAGAATCAGAGCTGAACAGAATCTCTTATATCCATATATGGTAGGAACTGGTTATGTGACTTACACAGAGCAAGTGTTAGGTCTAAAAGGCAATCAGGCTCTATATGGAAGATATATAAGAGGTATAGGTAAGAAGTAGGAGGTATCTATGGCTTTTATTGAACTAAATGAGCTTAGAAGACTTTCTAAGAAGGGGATATATTTTCCTAATCAAAGACCTGTAGATATAACTATGTTTGGTCATAAGTGTTCTGTGTATGGGTTCTTAAGAGAAGGTGAACCTAACCTACTTATTATATCCCATGAACATGCTGAAGGTTTTCACAATGGGTGGAAGATTATTAAGCATAGGAATGCACTGGCTAATAGATGCTATGAGATTCCTTACAGAAGTCAAGTAGACCTGCAGTCAAGTAGTTTTCCTAGAGGTTTATTCATTTAATATTGAGGTGTTTATGTATACAAAAGATGAGTTTAATAAGTATTATCTTGCAGGTAAAGCTATTGCAGAACCTATTCATGTAAATGTTGACCTACACAGTTGTGAGACAACATTTTATTGTGATGAGGATGGCAATATGACAGGGTTTATATACCCCATCAAGTTAAGTGGAATTGATAAAACTACTGCTTTATTTGTGTCAGATACTCCAAGTTTATTATTGCATGATGGTAATGGTGATATTGATTACCAAGATTTAACATTCTGTGATAGATGTTGGTATATTGGTTACAGTGACTATGTTAAGTTTGTAAAACAACAGTCGTTTACAGTGTAGGTGAGTTATGATGTCTATAGATTTCTTTAGTAGAGGAGATGTTGCTAAGGTTATTAAACCTATACTAGATAATAGTGTCAGGTCTCCTTTTTGATTTGGTATTCCTATGAGAGCTATACTAGATTATAGTATACTAGGAAATGTAAAAGGAGTAGCCATACCATTAGAAGGTAGGGATTCAATACTGTTTGTATCAGCTAAGAAGAATATGTTATGTCACAGTGGAGCTTTTGTACTAGAGCATAACCCTCTGTGGAGACATAGATGTTTGTTGATTTACTCTAAGAACCTAACTTATGTAGATTATTTTAAGATGTGAATTATGATTGATTTAGTTAAATTAGTAAAAGAGAATTTACCATATAATGTGAGTTTAACAAAAGAGCCTTATAAGGCAAAATTGAATAAGAGTTATTTTCTTATTCATGGTTACACAGGATATGTATTCCACACTAGAGCTGTATTTAGTGATGGAAGATATCATGAAGAAATGCTATTTGTATCTGAGAATAAAAATGGAATCTTCCATAATGCTATATCACTATTTGAAGTATCAATAGATGAACTCTTTGATAGATGTTATTGGGTAGACGAGAAGGATATAGAAAAGGTAGGGTTTAAAATATGAATCACCAAGAATATGTACTAAGTATAATCAAAAAGAAGTATACTATAACCCAACCTCCTGTAAGAGCTATTCTTAATCATGGACTAACAAACGCTCAGTACACAGGTCTTTATGTAGAGTTTAAACCTAAGAAAAACAAATTTGCTTCTCACTATAAGTTGTTTATTAATGATAATGTAGGTGATAGGACATTCCATAATTCTCAGGGTATACTATGTGTACCTGATATTGCAGATTGCTTGTGGTTTAAAGAACACTTTGATACAATTAAAATAATTAATTGTCTAGTTGTTTGAGGTAGTAGAATGACAAAATATCAAGAAGAGTATATAAGATTAATCTCTGAAAAGTTTAAAATAAATGGTAAACCAAAAAGAGCTAGCTATAAACGTTGGGAAAATACTATTGATAGTGGAATTATTATAGAGTTAAAATCACATGTTTCTAACCCTAAGCTAGTATTCATATCAGATACCCCAAGAAACTACTTTCATACATGGTTAATGGAATTAAATAGTGAGCATATACCTCAATGTGTGTGGATAACTAGATACACAGATAGAGATTTAGAAGTAGTTAGAGGATTTTACATATAAAACAAAAAGAGCCTTAATTGGCTCTTTTATTTTTGTTCTTGTTTCTCTGTGAACTTAAGGCAATCAGGTAGGTCTTTACCTTCCACAATAGGAACATATTCTACTTTAAACTGGTGGATTCTAAACACACCACTAGCAGAGTTGTCAGGAACTACTCTTACCTTCACATACTGACCTTTAGGTACTATAATGGTATCACTCATTTCCATAGCTCCATCAGTAACACCCATCATTTGCCAGTGCACAGAACGTTGCTTAAGCATATCTGTAGTGTAAGATTCTCCACTGTGATAAACAACAAGCTGTACTGTGTTATCTTCACTAGCTTTCAGTGTAGTACCATCAGCACACCATCTAAGGAATACCCTATACTGTCTATCTGTGAGTCTTCTTCTTTGGTCATCATTCTCAAAGTCTACCCCTGTAGTGGAATCCATGTAGAGTGATACCTCATACTCTTTTGTGATAGGTGTATAGAATGTAGAAGATGATACAGCAGAGTTACGGGAATAGTTTGTGTGAACCTTACCCATATCCCCAATAGAGGCTACATACTCACCCATACATTGTACCATATCCCACAATGCACATATGTTCTCAATATAGTGATTAAGCTGGCATGTTAGCTTTCTCATGAATGAAGCAAAGAACTTAGGGTTATAACACTTTTGTGAATCTGCCATACAAGCATATCTACCAATACCCTTGTTATTCTCGTCCACAAGACCGTCACAATCAGCAATAGGGATATGGTCACAATCACAGCTATCATACCAACAATGCTTCTCAGCTTTATCTTTATAACTTGTAAGAGAGGCTTCATTTAATCTTGTGTCTTTGTCATCTACATAGGACATTAGTTACCTACCTTTCCTTGTAGCACAAAGCTACCATTCTTTCTAATCTTTTGGTCATGTCGCTTAGAGAAGTTTCCTCCTGAGCGACTTTTCATTTCTTTAGAACCTTGAGTAAAGGAAATCCAGTTACCTGACTTCCTAATAGCCCATGGTCTTGTAGGGTCTGGTTTAGGTGCAATAGTTTCAATAGGGAACTCTACCCACTTAGTAACACTAGCATTATCTCCATGAATACCAATAGAGAACTTTTGAATAGTGCTAAAGTCCAATCCTGTGTAAGAGAATGTCTTCCACAAGAAACCAGTTTCCTGAGTATCCCATCCATATCTATCATATAGAGGGCTTCCTGCTATCACAGTCTTTATGAGGTTATCTCCTAGCTTAACCCATTGACCATTACGTTTTTGGTACTGAATATCAGCATAGAACTCATACTTGTCATAGTTAGGGTTACCTCGGTAGTATTCACCCCTAATGATATTCCAACTTGTAGTAGAGGTAAGTACAATCATATTGATAGTGATGTTTAAGCTATCACCTGACCACCAGAAGTGAATACCTGTACCATATTCCCTATCTCTTAGACCTTGCATCTCAGAGGCAGGGATGTTGAAGTAATCATCATTACCTCCACCAGGACCACCAACAACATAAATATTTTTGAGTGAGCTTAGTGTTTTGTTATAAGTTCCCCAGGCATATCTACCCTTATCATCTCTCCAACTAGCCATTATTAACCTCCTGCCAAGTCATTATCTGTGCTTTCATTATTAGTTCTCACAAAGCTATTACCATCAGGAGTTCCTCCAAAGATGTTGATATTACCTGTAGCAATATTTCTACCTGTGTTAAGACTTCCTTGGAAAATAGTAGAACCAGTTTGATTCCATGCTCCAGAATCCTTGAGGTTAGTCAGCAATACTTGTAAGGCTTGTCTTACTTCCATAAACTCATTTGTGTCAGGAACATATCCTCTATTAGGTGTACCTTTTACTAGGAATGGTCTATGAATAGTGATTGTAGCTCCTTTAGAAGCATCTGTATTCTGTCTACCAAGAATTATCTTAACCTTACTGTGAGTTACATTAGGGATATAGAAACTGAACCAATAGAAGTCATTCTCTTTAGTCAGGTTAAACACATTGGCTGAATCTCCATAATAACCATAAAAGTTTTGACTATTCACAGTAACATAACTGATATTAGGGTCAAAAGCATAGCATGAGATTGGTGATGGTTTACTTGCAAAGGCATAGAATCCTACTGTGTACCATCCCGGATTTAGTGGGTATGATGTAGTAATAGTAAGTAAATCTCTTTGTGATTCTGAGTCATTAGCAGGTCTAGTAAATGTAGCACTAGCTACACCTTGATAATCACCCTTATTACCATTAATAGTCCATCCATCTAGGGATAGAGTATTAGGTAAATAGTTAATCTCATCTTTGAAGGTTTCCATAGAATAAGGGAGCTTCTTATTCACAATGTAATTACCCCCATATACTTGAAGGTGTTTAATACTTAGTCTATGGTTAGTTTCATTGAATCTATCTACTCTTAGGATAATGCAATTACTGTTTAGATGTTTCTCAGTTAAAGTAGCAGTTGCTTCACAATTACCATGGTTAACCAAATTCTGAAAAGAATTAAACACTCCTAGGTATTCTCCTAAAGTATTACCCATACCATTTGTTGTATAAAACTCTGCTCTGATTACACTATTTTCAGGAATGCTTGTAAAGGCACTAAACACATCAAATAGGTTGAAGTTTAGTTTATCTCCTACATTGAATCCTAACTCTCTAAGAGTCTTTCTACCAAAGAATAGATAAGGTTGACTTATCCAGTAATTATTTTTTGTACCCTTACTATAAGCTCCTACCAAACCTCTTCCATGTGGCTCTTCAAGGATATTATAGGCTGTCTCCATAGGCACAGTATTACCATCAGAGATAGACATTTCCTTGCCATTATAATCAAGAGTTTGTTTATCATTAGGGAGAGTTACTGAATTGCCTCCTGTGATAGAAAGCTCTCTTGTGCTCTCCTTGAACCTTAGGTCTTGAGTAGTACCTACAGGCTTGTTCTCTAAAGCCTCTATTCGGTCTCTAAGGGGCTTATCATCATAGACAGTGTCTTTATCAGGCTTATCCTCCAAACGCTGTATCCGCTGTTTCAGAGGGGTATCATCGTATGCTAGAGCCACAGTGTCCTTATCTTCAAACTCAACCTCTTTTGTAGGACTGTTTCTGAATGTATAAGTAAGTTTTACCTTATTACCATCTCTTGAAACATTAACTCCTGTTACAAAGTTATCTGTTCTATTCTCTAGTGTCTGAATACGTTGCCTAAGCTCTGCATCATTGTATAGAGTGTCCTTATCAGGAGGAAGCTCAATAGAGTTTCCATGTGTAATAGTGATAGTTCTTCCATCAATAGAAAGTGTTTGGTCTCTATTAGGCTTAGTGTTATTAATAACACCATCATCACCAATAGAGATACCATTACCACTCTTATAGATTCTTCCTTGACCATTCACACGAATCCATTCTGCTCTATCAGGAGATAAAGCATAGAGGTTTCCATCTGGTGTTCTATATAAATGGTCATAGTCACCTAAGAATGGGTCAGGTAATACATCCACAGGAGCAATCCAAGTATCTTTACTTGCTAGGCACTCACTACAGAATGTTTTAGGGTTTCCCCCACAAGAATAGCAACTCATATTATCCTCCTGCTAGGTCATTTTCTGTCTTATTATTGCTTGTACGGATATAGCTTGAACCATCTGGTGAACCACCAAAAATATTAATGTTACCAGAGGCAATGTTTCTACCTTGTACAAAGTCACCATCTAAGCCACCTTGCCATGCTCCAGAGCGTTCAAGGTTGTTAATAATCTTAGTTAGTGTTGCTTTTAGTTTAGTATTCTCAGCTTTAAGAGCACTGTCATTATAGGCTGTTTTCTTAGCCAACTCACTAGCTATCCATCCTAATTGCTCTGCTAGGTTCTTGTTAAAGCACCATTGAGCATAGGCAAATTTAGCTGATTGGTCAGGTAAGTCACACAGTTGAACATCTCTTAGCATTAAAGCCATCTGCTTGACTTTATCATTATTCTGTGCAGATAGTGATTGGTGTCCTGTAAGACCTGTTACAATACCATCACATCTACAATCTACACAATCTGTCATTTATTTCTCCTTTTATTGAGGTATACCTGCTCTCATTGGTCTTGGTCTAGGTCGTTCTTGAGTAGGCTCTACAAAGCAACTAATGTCACAATCGAGAAGGTCACACTTCTTAATTGGAGGTAGAGGTCTTTCAGGAATGTGTAAGTCTAACACTTCACCCTTAAAGGTATTTCCAAAGAACTCCATTACATAGTCTGAACCTTCTGGTGATTCACCATATTGTTTACCTGCATCAGGATGACCACCTAGAATCTCAAAGTCAAACACAGTACCAATACCTGCAAAGAGCATTGAACCAGCAGGTATAGAGGATTCATTAGATACACCACTACCTGAGATATTATTGAAATATCCTGAACCATATTGACCAATATCAGCACCATTAGGAATCTTAAAGATTGTTTGACTATTATTTAATTTAGCCCAGAATCCTTGTTGATAGTCAATATCGTTTACTACACAGACAATCATTAGGTTTAAAGGTCTTCCATCATCATCTGTGAAGGTAAAGCTTCCCTCTACTCTATAAAGGTGGAATATATCAAAGGCAATCCCTCCTGTAGAGCTATACACAGTGATATACTTAGCTGATTCATAGTCATGGTCATAGAAGGTATGAGCATCTGAACGTATGTGGAAGTTCTTAATCTTAACCTCTACATTGACATTCTTACCTGTAGTTGTCTTAGCTACATGATTGAGCTTAACCTTAACACCTGGTTTTAGCCCTTCACCAACAAACTTAATTGGAGAATTGTCACCAAAACCTATACCTCCTATAACATAATCAACATCTTCTTTAGCTGTAGCTATAGAGAACCCTGAATAATAGTCATAGCTACCTCTACCAGATTCCTTATATGTTCCTGATAGGTAAATGCCATCTTTAATCTCTGTAGTAGAATCTTTCTTAATTTGTTCTAGTCTTGCTGTATTCTTATTGAGGATTCTAATTTCCTCATCATATATCTCTTTAGCTTTCCTGTAGATAACCTCTATAGATTCATCCTCTTTAAAGGTTATACCTCTTAAGCGTTTAACTTTTTCTCTATTTCTCTTAGAGGTAATGCCATTAATCACATCCACAGTATTATACATACAGTGTTGAGCTTCACAGAGCTTTTTAACCTTCTTCTGTATTCTTGTGATTCTATCCATTGTCTGACACAAGGTTGCTATGAGCTTTCTTGAATGACAATAGATATGACTGATACCTTTCTCTGTGTTACTTGTGATATAGCACTGCTCAGAGTCTCTTACAATATCTCCTGAGCGTTTGATATTCTCTAATGACCTATCAGATTCACACCAATTAAGGTCTAGGAGCTTATCATCACACTTACAATTACATGAACCTGACATAGTACCTCCTAGCAGTTTTCACAATCAATAACACAGCCTTGTGTAGAAGTGAAGAATCCAATAGAGATTGTATTAGTGGTCTCTGTATCTACCCAAGAATCAAAGAATTTGAATAGCTCAATGTTCTTAACTCCTGCTGATGCAGAGTATTTAACATCCTTGTTGATAATGATTTCTCTTACTTCACCAGACCAAGCTAAAGCAGGGTCATAACTCTTCTCAAAGACTTTCTCTCCATCTAGTTTAGACACAGAGATAATAGCCTCATTGATAAATCTACCCTTCTTACCTACATAAGATATATTAGAGAAAGTAACCTTATCAATGTGTGTCTTAACATCACCAGTCTTCTCTAGTGAGGTTGTATAATGTACTTTACCTGTGATTGTACCTTCACCTTGAGAAGTTCCATTAGCAAATTTATCCCACTTAAGTTTAAATGAACCATCCTTATTAATATCAACTAACTTAACTCTTCCAGAAGACATTACTTGCTTCATAGAAATAGCTATATTCTCCACAGTAGTTCCTTTTAAGAGTCCTAGAATCTCTGTTAGCTGAGCATTCTGACACTTAGCTGTTGAACAAAGGCTATCTACTTTTCTCTCTAAACAATCTACTGCCTTAAGAATATAGCACACAAAGTTTATGATATTTGTAAAAACACACCAGACAGCGTAAAACGCTTGTCTGATGGCTTCTTGTACATTACACCACTCTGACATAGAGATTTTACGCATGGCTGGTCTGATTTTTAAGTCATTTAGTTCATATAACTTAGAGCAATTACCGGGACTAGGCTCTACTTTTTCACAATCACAGTTTTTACTCAAACAGTTATCTGACATACTAATTACTCATTTTCTTTCTTATATGCAATGTTAGACAATCCTAGAAGTGTTCCCAAGAACGTATTGAACGCTGTAAGGATAACCACAGGAGTAGTCATGTCATATCCTAGTTGAACACCTACAATACCTGCAAATGTGATAAATGCAGGAAGAGCAGTTGTAGCTACAAATTTAAGTGTGTCATATACATTATTATTTAATTTCATTTAATTTCTCCTATGCAAACAAACCAACAAAGTTAAAGATTATACGTTTACCTACTAATGATTTTGGTACTTCTGTTACTCTAACAACCCTATCACTATACCACATAGAAATGTATTCATCACCAATATAAGTTTGTAATTCAATAAACTCTACAGGCTTAGGTGTATTTGGAGGAAACTCACAAATAATGGTATTGTATGGTATAGGTTTTAGGAACATACCATCTAGCTTCATATTACCAAAGGATGTAACATTATTGTATGATAACACAGGAGTTCTTCCATCATTAGTATACTTAAATGCATCAGGAACTTTCCATATTGCGCTATACTTTGTTAGTGTTTGTGTCCTTTTGTTATTATCAGTAATAGCCTTGTCTACTTCACCTTTTGTGTAATACTTTTTGAAGGCTAAATCAGCATTGATTGTGAATACCTCTTCACCATTCTCTTGTGATTTAACCACAGTAAGTCCATCAGTAGTAGACTTTAGGTTATAAAGTGTATTCTTATCTTCCTTAGACTCAAGGGCATTTAAGCGTTCTTTGATAGATGTATCATTATCTGTTCTATTCTCAAGCTCTTGCACACGGGCTTTAAGTGCTGTATCATCATAAGCGATTGCCTTAGTGTCATTATCATTGAACTCAAGATTAGTAGAAGAACCATCAATATTAGTGTAAGTAAGAGTAACTACATTACCTTGTCTTGTTACACCAGCACCAGTCAAGAATGATTTAGTTTTCTCTTGAAGAGTCTTGATTCCTTCATCTTGCTCTGTGTTTTTACTCTTAAGCTCTTGTATACTAGCTTTCAAAGAGCTGTCATCATATTTAGGAAGGGTAACTGAATTACCTTCACTGATTGACAATGTATGGTCATCAAGAGCAAGTGTTTGGCTATCCTTATCAACCTTGCTTTCCAAGGCAGCAATCTTACCCTCAAGCTCAGTATTCTTAGCATCTTGAGATGACTTGTTACCATCTACCTTGAGTCCTATGGCTGTAATTTGCTCATCTTGTGCTGAATTCTTAGCTCCAATCTCAGTAAGTTTATTCTCAACTATTGGTTTAGCTTCTTCCAGAACATTCACACGAGTTGTAAGAGCACTGTTTTTAGCCTCTAGTGTAGATGCTTTAGTGTCCAACTCTTTGTCTTTAGCTGTCAATGAATCCAATACTGCTTGGAATGATGGAGAAGTTGTCACAGTGAATGTTACATCACCATTTTCATTAAGTACCTCTTTTCCAACAGAGATATACCCTTCACCCAACACGTTTACTAGTTGAGGAGTAAGGTCAATAATATCAAAACCACTTCTGTCAGGTCTTAATACATAAGCCTTTTTATCTTTACCTTCTCCCTCTTTAGAGATAATATAGATATAGTTAAGGTCAGCAGTCTCCTTATCAGGAAGCTCATCCACAATCTTAACAATAGACTCTCTCTTAAGCAATTTTTTTAAGCATTCTAGCTCAAACTTTACCTTTGTCATTTAGTCTCCTTTTCCACAGAGGTAGGAACTCCTAGAACACCTCTCTCATTGATAGTGATAGTCTTACCTGTGACCATTACACCATCAGCACCTAGGTAATACCAACCATCAGCACCTTTGACCATGTAGTCTGTTCTCATGTAACCATCTACAGCATCTAGGTAGTACCACTTATCATTGTCCTTGAGCCATCCAGTCTTCATAGCACCCTCACTCAAGAAGTAGTACCATTTATTGTTGATTTTCTTCCAACCATCCTTGACCATAGCTCCACTATTATCAAAGTAGTACCATGCTCCATCTGTATGTTTCTTCCATTGGTTTGCTAGAGAGTATCCACTATCATTGAAGTAGTACCATACATCTTTAATCTTGGCAAACTTATTCTTAGGATAAGAGCCATCTGAATATTGATACCACCAACCTGTAGAGTTCTTTTGCCAACCTTCTGTCACAGAAGAATCATCAAGCATTTCTTCCACAGTGCTACCCATAGATTGATAACGTTTAATCTTAGCAATTACATAATCACGTAGACTATCATTATCTCCTCCATGTAACTCTAGTGAACGAGCAGGACAAGAGGTGCTTGAGAACTCATTGTGGAACTTAATATTGTCATAGTCAGGGGTATCACCATAGTAAGTCATATCTTCTGCCATTTGACGAAGTACCATGTCCTCATTAGCAAGGAACTCAGCATCTGTAGAACCGAATTGTTGGCACACTTCATAACCAATAGAGTTCATATTACCATCATAGTTAGCTGTAGACCATGAACCATTATAGGTGTCCTCTACTCTAGCAATAGTGTTTCTATTGATGTAATAATGAGCAAAACCTTTATCAGATTCATCATTATCATAGCGTGATTGTAGCCATCCAACATAGCTATCAGGAGACATACTTCCTGCATCATTGTGCATGATGTAATACTTAGGCTTTTCAGTAGGTCTTCTACCTGCAATACCTTGGAAGATGGACTTATTTATTACGTTTACCATGTTTGTTCTCCTCAATTAGTTTTTCTTCTAATTTCTTATCAAGACCATGAATGTAGTGATTACCTTGAAGTACATCAAAGTATTCTTTCACAATAGGTCTAGTCATTTCCCATTTCTCTTTTGCAGTGAACTCTGTAGCATTGTAAATCTGTAGATACTCAGTACGAATGCTTGAACGTTTTGTTCCTTTAGCCATATCCATAAGCTGAGTTCTTTTATTATTCAAAATAACTACCCCAAGACCACAAGCTGTTGTAATGAGTAGGGTTAATGCAGAAAGTACAGATTGGTCTTCTACCAATTTTAAAATTAATTTCTCAATTCCCATACTATTGTGGTACACCTCCCATAGGTGGTCTAGGTTGCTCTGTCATTCTAGGAGGTTCTTCTTCTCTAGGTGATTCTGTTTCACCATGTAGGAGTTTCTCTACTTCTTCACAGGTGATTTCTACAGCATCTCCACTACCTCCACTACAACTAGGACATTGCCCTTTGAGCATTTCACAGGTTGCTTTAGGGATTGGTGAATAGTGCTTATCCCAGTTGATGTACTCTACACCACAGGTTTTATCTTCTTCTGCCAATTTATATACCATATTTACCTCACATAAACATCAAAGGATGTTTTATCATTTGTAGTGTACACCTTACCCTTAAATCCAAAGGGTGTATTGTAAGTTGCACCTATTACTTCTCCATATGCTTTAGGAGCTGATAATATAATATTACCATCCCCATCAGATAAGAACCCATAGGCATTATAACCTAGACCTAATACCTTAACATTCTTAGGAAAAGAGCTACCAGAGGAATAAGTCCACTCAAAGTTAGCTTCTTTAATTCTACCAAGTGAGATAAGTTGAGCCAAGGAATAAATCTTCTGTGTACCTGATTGGTCAAGTCCATCAGATGTCTTATCTGGGAATGAGTCATAGCCATTAGGTGTTTGATACTTCTTCTTATCCTCTTTCTTAGGTGTAGTGGAATAGTCATCTAACTTCTTCACACAAGACACAGGAATGTAAGCCACAGAGCCATCATACTTATCATATATGAGCCACTCTCCATTAATCTTACCTGATACCTTGTTACACTTGAAAAAGGTTTCTACAGTAGTGCTATCTGTTGGTGATTTAACTCCCTCTACAACATCACAGATGATTTCAAAGAAGTCTCTAGCAATAGTCTTTTCTGTCTCTTTAGCATTACCTACTAGAGCACCATCAGCATCAGCAGGAGAGTAGTTATCTTGACCCTTAATGCGAATGACATTTAGGAGAGTATTTCCATACCCTGTAACAGCTCTTCTGTGCTCTACAGTACAAGCTCCTTGGTAGTTTTGTTCTATGACTAAGGCATTCGATAAATCCCCTCCACCATAGACAAACACATGACCATATTGCCATCCTATACCACTAGGCTCTCTTGTGGTGATAATATCTCCAACATTGAGTGTCATTCCACTTGAATAAGGAATAACATCTGCAAATGAGGAAATATCATTGGCTAGACCTAAGTCTTTAGCTCCTTCACCTGCCATAAAGAACCCATAATGACTAGCTACCTGATTGACTATATCAACACACTGATAGCCATAAGCACCATCAAAGTCCACACATTGACCTACATATTGTTGGGCTATCTTATAAGCATTTGTCATATTAATTATACCTAAATTTCATCATCTAGTAAACTCAAACACAAGTAAGTAAGGTAGGTGAAGTCATAGAAGAACTCCTCTTTTCCAAGGGATATTCTATTGGATTTTCTATCACAGATGACCTCTTTATCCTCTACTTGAAGAGCAAAATCAGCAGTGTGGATAAACTCATGAGCACCACCTACATCATTACTATGAATGAGCTGATTGACAAACTGTTCTACAATGTCCTCAGCAATGATTCTATTCTGCATACGTTGAACAAGGTCTTTTCTAATAACTTTAACCATCTATCTCCATCTTCCTCTCTACTTCTTTGAGTTTATATTCTAACCAGTATATCTCACTCTTGAGCTTCTCATTAGCAATAATAGACTGGTAGTCAGTAGGGTGGTTATCTATGTGCTGTTCTAACTTAAACTGTTTAGCCTCTCTGTGAGCCTTTCTCAGATAAGTATTCTTATAAGTTCCATATAAGCTCATTATTCCTCCTAGTTAATGTGACTATACTTCAAAAAGTTTCTTAGTGTAACCTTAGCTTCACCTAAAGCATACACAGTGAATATCTTCTCTCCTGCGCTAAACAAGGCATCACGTTGAGCATTATTGAGATACCATGCACAGTACATAAGGTCATAACCTTCTAGTGGTTTATTGTTAGGGAAAATACCCTCACCACTTGAATCATCACCTATCCAGTTACATCCCCATTGTCTCCTAAAGATTCCTGTAAGGTCTATCTCAGAAGTATCCCCTGTATGCTCATTTGTAGCGGATACAACTAAGTGAACATCTGTAATAGGGTTTACTCTACCTCCATCACATCCACCTTTATCCTGCTCTACAACAAACTTTAAGAACCATCTCTGGAATCTGTCAAGGTCAGATGGAACAAGCACACGGAAAGAAGCTGATTTAGAGTTCTTGTTAATAGGCACTACAGACTCAGGGTCTCTCTTATCACTGTCATCTTTCTCAACACCATCTAGCACAGTCTTAATATAGTCCTTGTGCTTATTTGCAAAGTCGATACGCTCTTGTAGTTTATTACCTGCTACACCTCCCCAATCGGCTAGGAAACGTGCTGTAAGCTCAGAAATATCATTACTACTTGTTGCAACCTCTTTAACTACATTATTAAGACCTTCCTCAGAGAGCATGAACTTAAACTGTGTACCAAATGTGAAGATGTTCCTTCTACCATCCTTCTTAGCAAAGTCATATAAAGCCTTACATCTTACACCAGTCCATTGACCAAGACCTACACCAATCCAGTGCTTACCATTTACAAGATAACCCGATTCATTCAATTCAAGGTTAGGGTACATCTTAGTAAACTCACCCCAACTACCCACAAGGTTCTCTGCTGTAGGCTCATCTTTCATCTTCTCATAGGCTCTTCCTGTGAGATAGTCTGTTTCATACCGTTTTGCTGTAACATTACTCTCAATACCAAAATAACCTATGATAGCAGATACACCTTCAACCTTTGATTCAGGAATCTCTTTCTTGATAGCTTTTACAAACTGCTTAATTCTTCCTTGAACATCCTTAGATTCTGCTTCCTCTGTATTCTCATCTCCATAAGGAGCACAAGCCTTAGAGGTAGATAGGGAAGATACATAGTCAAGAGCATAAAGGTCTGTTACACCACCTCTACGTTGCTTAGATTGTTGAATAACCCTTGCTTTTGTTCTTGCTACAGAGTTTATTAATTTCACATAATTGTTACTCATATACCCTCCTATTGGTTTACTGTAATGTCTCTATCACTATAAAGGAACTTGGATAGTTTTAATCTTTGTATATGAGCATCACCCTCAGAGTATTCATCTGTAATGTGTGTCACAAAGAACCAATCACTCAGCTTAAGTATTTTCTCATAGTATTTTGTACAAGCTGTGAGTTCCCATACTCCTGCATTTAAAGTAAACATTACCCTGTCTCCTACAGCCAATGATTTAGGCTTTAGAGGCTCTACAGTGATACTATAGACTACTTTCCTTCGAGAGTTGATTAAGCGCCTTATAGCCGTTCTATAGAGCTGTTCTGTGGCTTTTAACCTATCTGAGTCAGTAATCTCTCTATTATTATCTGCAATGGACTGTGTATCGTTATCTGTTACAGTACCCCAATATAGCTCTCCTGCTTCTAAAGCAATACCTTCTTCATCCATTACAGCAAATTCATCACCAATAATTTCAGGAGCAAACACAGGGAGCTGAGGATAATCATAAGACCTTTGTGAGTTTACCTTGTTACCTGTCTTAATCACAGGAAATCCTTTAAGCATTAGTTTAGGATTATGGAAAATATCTCTAAGTGTAAGGGAACTAGCACCACTATCTGACTTATCTGACATAGCCACAGCAATGTTTACTGTGTCTTCATAGTTTTCCTCTACATCATCAAGAGATACTAAGTTATTATATTCATTGATTAGAATGTCTCTCTTCTCTCCAAAGATACCAAACTCAATCAAATAAGGGTCTATTCTACTTACTCTCCAATACAGAGAAGTAGTCTTTTCACATACTTTTGTGAGGAACTCTAGGAAAGTTTCATTAGAGAACTCATACTCAATAAGGTTTTTCTCTGCATAGTCATCTAAGTAGGTTATTTTGAAATCATTGAGTAAATCATCTTTGTGTTGCTCATTACTCCAATATCCCATAGCTTGAGTTACAGCAGAGACTACAGAACGGGCTTTTACTGTTACATTTGTAGGAAGTGTTCTTTTATCTAGTCTACCAATAACATGAGAAGTTCTAACTTGTACAGTCATTTCCTTAAAATTATTGGTCTTGTCTCCTACATAACCTCTATACACCCAATCATCTGTAGAAAGTACAATGTGGGAACTTCCTGTTAGATGTTTAGTGTAGCTTATAGGCAAGGTAAGTGTGATAGAGGGAACTTCCATTAAGGAGTATTCTAAAGAGATATTTCCTAAGAAATGGTCTTTTGGAATAACCATTGAACCTAATCCTGAACGCTCTGTATTCTCAATATAACCAATCATACTGTAACTCCTTCATAATCAATGAATAAACAAGCATTCTCACTCACTACACCACTTACACTTACATTATTAATCCCCTTGTGAATATAAGGCATCTCATGGCACAGAGTAAGCACAGATAAAGGTACTTCCTTATAGCTATACTCTAGGCAATCCCATGAAGTAGCATATCTTATTTCCCCTTTGTAGTTAGCTGTAAGAACCCCATTGTACTCACCCTTAATCTTATAGTCAACATCATTGATTCTCACTACAGGGTCTTTAAACTTACCATCTAGGGCAATACTCCACTTATGACTATCTAATACAGTATCAGAGATGAAACTTCCACTCATAACCTCATTAACACAGTTATCACAGATAGAATGCTTATAGTAGTCTTTAAGTGACATTCCACACTTGTTCTTAGAGCAATTATAGACAACTCTCCACTTAGAATTACACTCATGGAAGAAGTCATTCATAATTTCAATATTATTCTGCGCTGTACACATATCAATCATGCCATTAATATCATCACAGTCATTCTCACAACATTCACAGATAAGGTTACAGTTAGGTAGTCCATTACAACAATGTCTTGATTTACCTAAACAAGAGGCTTTCATATCAAGAAAATCACAGTTATCATAGTCATCAAGGAAGGTCTTTGCATCATCAGCCTTATACCACACAGCATCAGGATTGTCAAATTCTACCTTAAATACAAGATAATCATCATCTGTCACAACCCAATCTTTACTTGCTTGTATGCTTGTTACATAGGCATTACACCAAATTAGTTGCAATCCTGTGTTCACTGCCCACAGTTTACCCGGAGTTAAGAGTTGTTCAATGATAAAATCATAATGTGCTTGAATATGCTCCTCTGACCAATTATTAGTTCTTAGAGCAATTTTAAGTGATATTGTATTACTATCTATCAAAGACTTATCTGATACATTACCAACATAAGAACCATTAGCAAAAGTGCGTGAGGTTTTACTCTCACGCAAACTAATGCTTTCAGTCTGTTCATCAATAGATTTTCTACCAAGGAACACTAGGTCATTAAATTGGATGTAACGTCTAGGCTTTGAGAAGTTATCTCCACAGTTAAACATTAAACATACCTCATTAACTTGTCTAGTCCAAACATACCATTTAGGTATTGAGACTTATTGTCAATATTTTGACTAATTTGTGCGTTATTTGTGTTATATACATTGTTAATTATAGTTGATTTAGCAACACTTTGCAAGGCATTCACACCAAACCTATTGAGGTTATTTAGGAAGTTAGTACCTAAACTATCAACAGCTTTCTTACGCAATACATATTCACCCGGAGTAAGCATAGTAGGCACAGTATCAGTGCCTTTTGGCTTCCAGTTAATCCCTACAGGAAGACCATTAGAGTGGTACTCAGGGATAAGCCCACCAGTGCTTTGGTAGATATTATCTCTTTCTTGCTCAGCTTGTCTTCTGTAGTTACTGAAAGCTCTTTGCTTAGCATTATTACCCTCAGCAGTAGCTTGAGCTACAGCCTCATCTAGTTTAGCTATAGTAGCATCGATAGCCTTACGTGTTGCTGATTCAAGAGCTGTTATTCCTGCTGAGATACCTGCTGTAGCAATACCCGGAATATCTACTCCACCAATAATACCAGTACCTTCAAGGAATTTCTTCTGAGCATCTGATAGACCATTAGTAACAGAGAGTTTAAACTCATTGACACCATTCTTAAGACCTTCTGCGCTGACATCCTTGATACCTGCTTTGTCAAGAAGAGCTTGACCTTCTTCAACCTTGAGTACACCATCTTTAATGAGCTTAGCTACACTTTCCTTAAAGGCATCAATTCTTACTTGATTTTCCTCTGTTCTAGGTAGCTTAGACACAAAGTCAGCAGAATCCAGCATCTGGTTCAGTGTGTTAAGGTCATCCCACAGACCATTCTTAAGAATCTCAGTATACTTAGTAGCAGTATCTCCAAGTTTCTCCTTAATGGATTCTGCAAGAGCTATAGTTTGTTGTTCTCTTGTTCCTCCTTGTAACTTACCTTGCTTAACAAGCTCAGTAGCCTTAGCAATTTGGTCAGAGACACTCATCTTCACAAACTCAGTTGTGTCAATTCCTGCCTTTTCTAATGCCTCTGTGATAGCCTTAGCCTTCTCACCATTGTTAGCAAAGTTTCTACTCTTAAGTACATTATCAATCTCATCTGAGATAGATGTAATATCCTTGAATAGGAAATCTACACCACTTTTAACACTAAGTTGTGCTTTGGTTAGTTGGGCTTTGTATGTATCAAGGTTAGCAGACTGCCTATTTGATTCCTCTTTTGTAAGAGTTTCTACAGCCTCAGCAACCTTGTTACCCTCACTATCCATAAACTCAACATATTTTTCACCAAGAGCAGATTTCACAAGTTGCAGTGATTGTAGAAGTCTAGCATCATCTTGAATACCAGATGACTCTTTCAACTCTGACCAACTCTTAATCTTATCCCCAACCTTAACATAGAAATTCTCAATACCCTTAGGCACAGTTGCAGTCTTAATATTAAGGTCTCTTAGGGTAGATTCTAGGCTCTTACCTGTAGAGTTCTGTAATGAATCAATATAGGCACTTGCTGTAGAAAGACTCTCAGAGATACCACTACTTGAAGAAATAGACTTGAAGAATGAGTTTCTAATATTGGCTGTTTCCTCAGCAAGTTGTTTCACAGAAGCCATATGACTTTCTAGTGTTTCTTTTGCTTGTACCTCAGCCTGTTTAGAAGCCTCTTCCTTAGCTAGTTTCTCTTGTCTAGCTCTTTCATCCTTCTGGTTATTAGCTCCTAGTATACCTGCAATAAATCCTGTAAGACCCCCAATACCTGCTCCTAGAGCAGTACCAATACCGGGAATAAAGCTACCAATACCTGCTCCTGTAAGTGCCCATGAAGCTGTACTACTTGCAATGTTACCAAAGTCCTTAAATCCTTGAGAAGCATTTGAACCTTGTAGAGCATTATTAGCTAAATCAAGACCTACTTGTGCTCCAATGAACCCTAGACCTTTCATATTAGCTGAGTGTCTAGCATTATTTCTAGCAACCCTTGAGAAACCTGTAGTAGAGTTTTTAGCTACACGAGACATACCTGATAGATATGCTCCACCACTACCTACATTTCTTGAAGTAGTTCCTGCTCTCATTAGAGCATCAGAACCAAAAGCATTTGCTAGACCTAATGGGTTTACTTTACCACCACTCACAGCATTCATGGCAGTAGCCACAGTAGATAAACTATAGATAATATTAGTAGCCCATGATAGGAACTTAGTACCAATAAATCCTAGAATAAGGTACTTACCTAGTCCACCTAGAAGAGAAGCTACACCAGAGGCAAAGTTAGTCACAAGGGTAAAGAAGTCTAGTATCTTCTTAATACCACCCTCTACTGAACCACCAATAGAAACAAGAGTGCTCTTAATAGCTCCTGCAACAGCTTTTACAAAACCAATAACTGCTTGGAAGAATCTTTGTGCACTATTAGAAGCCAACGCAGAGATAGCTCCTTTGGCTAATTCTACAATCAGAGGTTTAATACCCTCTACAATGCCCAGAATTGCGTTTCTTAGCCCCTCTAATGCTTTGTTTACTTGTCCTGCATTAAATGTACCAACTTGATTTACAATCGAGCTGAGAGCATCTATGACCCCTTTAAGAACGTTTGCAATTTCTTTGAAGATATTTGTTCTAGTAGCAATTTTAGTTACCACAGAAGAAACACTTTCCACAAAGTTCACAATAGAATCAAACACACTCTTGAGAATGGATGGGTTCACAGACTTAATAATTGTATTGATTGCATTTGTGACACTTAGTAGTACATCAGTATATGCAGTAGCTCCTCCACTACTTACAGCTAGTTTAGCTAAGTTAGTATAGATGTCTACTACACCTCTAACTACTCTAGGGAATCCTGATGTAATTAATTGAGCACCAATATCCACAATGCCCTTAGTAAGCTCTGATATGCTCTTCACAATTTCTTTTGTAGTAGTACCTAGCTCTCTACCTGTGGTGTTTAAGACATTCAACACAGATTTTGTAATGTCAAAGAACTCTTTACCTACATTAAGACCTTGCACACCACTCTTAAATGATGAAGCAAACTTCTCAATACCGTCTAGGAAAGACTTACTAAAGGCTAGTTTCCATGCAACACCAAAGTGGTTCACAGATTGAATAGTATCTCCAATAGCATTACCTAGTTTAGTTACATAGTCCTTGAACTTATCTGTACCTACAATATCTGTAATACCCTTGATAAAGTCTCTAGTTGCTACATACACACGGTTCAATGCTCCAGGTTTAGCATTACCCTCTTCATCAATATCATCAAACACAAGAAGGTTTGATAGAGTTTCCTTTAAGTTGGCAATCGCTTGTCTAGGGGTGATAATGGAGTTTACCAAGTTTTGGAAAGTCTCATCATTACCCAATCTGTTGACCACATCAAGGTATTCATCTGCTGAGATAAGTCTTTTCTTAGTAGCAGAGATAATAGAATCAGCACCTTTAGACTCAGCTAACTTCTGTAACTCAGCATTAAGTTTAGAAGCTCCTAGAGCAGACAAACGTTGACGAATGAACTTGTAGTCTTGTTGGTTAAGTACCCCTGCGGCAAGCATCTGAGATGTTTGCTCTGTTACAGTTCTCATACCCTCAATAGGATTTTTAGTCTGTGCTAGAAGTCCTGCATAACCTTTTACAATCTGCTCTGCATCCTTACGACCATAAGCAGTATAAGTAGATGCCTGCTCTAGCAAGTCTGTAGCATCAAACACAGTAGACTTACCATAATCACCAAGTCTCTTGATAGACTTATTAGTAGTCTTCTCATCAAACCCTAGAGCCTGCATGTTGATACGATATATCTGCATAGCATCCCCAAGGTCATTGGCTTCATTCTTAAGTTGTCCTATACTATTTCTGATACCATTAACACCACCAGAAACAAGACTACCTAAAGCACCTTTGATACCATTACCAACTAAGCCCATAAGGTTCTTCTGCATATCTAAGATAGTGCTGTTTAAGCTATTAAACACAGACAGCAAACCCTTTGCAGGAGCTATAGCACCAAGTTTAACCATTTGACTAGAAAGACCTACAGCAGAACGAGTAACATCATCCACAGCTTTATGAAGGTTTCTCCATGATTGATAGTCTTGGTCTTTGACTTTAATATAACTAGAATCAAAGGTAGGTCTTGATGAGGAACTAGTATTTGAGCTTCCTTGAGTAGAAGACACATCACCCTTTGTTGAGCCTACTCTAATAGGCATACTCTCAATCTGTTTCTTGAGAGCTAAATAATCTTTTAGGGCTTTATCTGTGTTTATAATGAGGTTTACATTAAAAGAGAGCGAGGAAGTATTCTTCCCGCCCATCTTTCTTAGTTTCTTCTCAAAGTCTAACACAGAATCCCTTAGAGCTGACACAGACTTTTGGGCTTTTTCAATTTCCTTTAAACCTGTAATATCAACCTTAATGGTTCTTACTGCCATACTTTTCTCCTATGGTTAAGCTACATCCTCGATGTTTCTACGGATTTCATAGAAGTTACCATTTTCATCACGAGAAACTGTGAATGAAAGTGATAGAGTAATTTCTCCCTCCGTACTGAACTCACGAGAATTTTCTGTGATAAGTACATTGTTGAATACATAGTATTCCTTAACACCACGAGTGTTTTCAACCATTTGTGTTACACGGAAGTGTGTATTGCGAAGTCGTTTGTCATTAGCAACAATCAACTCAACATCACGCTCACCATTGTAGGTAACAAGCATCTTCTCACCAATGTACATTGGATTTACAAGAACTGTACCTCTGTCATAACCATGATAACCTTGAGTAAGAGCAATGAATTCATCATCTTCCAACTCAACACCCGGTGATACAGGTAGGTTAGACATATATGTGCAAGCACAACGGTCAGATGAGATTGTGATAGTGTTACAGTCTTCATAGTAAAGGTCTGGAATCACAAGTGAACCATACTTCTTACCTTCAATAGTAACTTCTTGAATCACAAAGCTATCTGTCACAGGAATACCACTTGTCATACGTTTAGACATTGATTGAAGTGGATTCAACCAGTAGTCATTGCATGATGTAGTAGTTGCTGTAATCTCTTTTGTAATCTCAATTTGAGACTTATCATATTGTCTACCGAAGCAACGAGCATCTGTAGCAGGTACAGAGACATTGTGGGTAAATGATGTCAAACATGAGAGCAATACATTAGAGAATTTACGCAACTCTGAACGGTCATTCACAATAGATGGGCTTGAGAATCCAATATGACCTGTAAGCTCATCTTCTCCCTTATATGTAACTTCATAAGTAACCACAATACCATGGTCAGAAGGTTTCCAACCATTACCTGTTTGTGTCATTACTTTAGAATCTGCAAAGTCTACTGTACGAAGAATGAATCCCGGAGTAGATGCAGTAAAGGTATAAGTGTACACATAAGAGTTAGTTTGTGCTGTATCAGGGAAATCTGACACAATAGCTTTAAACTCATACTTACCTGCTTTAGGAACATTGATATAAATCATGTTAAAACCTAGTGCAAAGTCATCTGCATCAGCTCTAACTTGGAACTTCACAGAGGCTTTCTTCTCAGCAGGGTTTACATAGAGAGTACCAGTGTTCAAACACTGAATAGGGTTACAGTTAATTTGGTCTTCTGGCACATCCTTACGAACATACTGCACAAGAGTTCCTGATGGAATTTGTAGCTGTTTGTTAGTTTTCCAACGAACACAAGGGCGAATTTCTTCAGTAATAGACACAATGATTTTTGAGTCTTTATCTTGTGTGTTGTAACCATACATAGGATGTGACATATCTACGAAACAGTTAGACATTTATTTCTCCTTTTTGTCTTGGTTTCCATTTTGTTCTTGCTTAACAACGGCAGGGGTTTGTGCTACTGGAGCATCTTGACCTCTACCTTGTTGAGGCTTTTTTGAGTCTTCCTCCACCATATGCTCACGTACACGAGACATAGCTTGCATTTCAAGTCTACCCCCATGACGATTAGCAATCTCATTACGAGACATGAAGAACTCATTAAGGTTTAATGGTTGTTCAAATGCCATTATTTTCTCCTTTACTTACACGTAAATATTGAGAGAGTCACAGGGAAAGAAAACATTTCTACCTCATCTATAAGCTCATTAGAGAAATCCTCTGGGCATCCTATGTCTAGCACTTTAACACTAATAGGTAGATACCACTTATCTAATGAAGCCACATCCTGAGCAAAGGTCTTTCTTTGTATGCCCCTCGGTGTTTTAACTTGGTGTACCAACATATTCTTAATCTGACAGTGAACCTCTTCTCTGTATTCTAACTTACCCTCTGGAGTATTCTCAATACACACACGACCTGTTGGTGGGGTCACAGGAGAGTAATACACAGAAAAGTTAATAAACATCTTTGGGAAACATTTAGAGGAATTATCACAGGTAATATCAATGGCTAAGAATGGAAATTCTACACCCTGATTTAACTGGAAATGCTCTGATGTTCCTACATGCTTATTAAACTGCTCATCAAAGTTATTATATCTTTTTCTTGGGTCTAGCTCATCTACATGGTCAGGTTGGATAAGATAATCAAGAACACCATAACCATACATTTGAAGCCATTTCTTAATGTTTATATACACAGCACTAATCATTTGGCTATTCTCCTTGGTATTTTAACTGTGTTCTTTCTACCTTGTACAGCAAGGTATTCTCTACCACTAGCTGTATCACTTGAGTTATATCTAGCTACGCCTGCTCCTCTTCTTCCAGATGGTCTTATAGCCTTATATGTGCCAAAGAATCCACTTGTTGAGTCTACAAGCTGGTCTCTTTCCCCTACAGTATCAAATGCTATGAATATGAATGGGAAAGCAGGGTATCTTGGATAACCCTTATCATGATAAACTCTTGTATAATATCTATCCTTACCTCTTGCTGTAGGTGGGAAATCACTTCTATCACTGTACACAGAGAAACCATCTGCTATCTTCTTCATCTTGATAGACCTTACCATTCGTCCTGTTTGAACAGAACCAGTGGCTTTGGCTTCTAGCATACCTGTAATAGTGAAGTCTACAAACTCCTTAGAAAACTCAATGCCCTTCCAGTTATGAATATCAGTTGTGGTCACGAGTAATCACCCCCTGTAGTTGTTTGATATAAGGAGAACATTCAAGAATAAGTTGCTCACTCTCACGAGGAATAAGTCTCTCTCCTGTCATCTTAATATCCCAACATCCGGGTAATATTTCATAGGTTCTACAAGCTACAACTTTCCAGAATAGATAACCTGAATCCTCAGGACAGCTAAACCTATTGCACCTTGTATTTATCCTTTGTAGAATATAATAACCATGCTTAATGTTGAAATCACAAGCATGTGATTGATTGTGTAAAGAGAAGTAGAATGTTTCTAACTGTCTTGAACCTTCAAGTCCATGAGTAGTTGTAGCATCTGTTTCTGCACCCCTTGATGTAGGCATATGGTCTACACACTTGAGATGCTCTACTTCTTCCCACAAGCATTTCATTATTTGTCTGCTATTCTCATCATAAGTAGGAGTAGCAGTACCTTGTCTTAATACAAGGATTTCTTTACTGTTCCACGGAAGCGCCATTACCAACTCCTTCTAATACCATTTCAGTATTTGTGTTAGTGTATGTGCTTTCTCCTTTTTCAGGAACAACTTCAAACTGATGACGAAGGTTTCCTTCTTTGTCTGTGTACCTCAAATTGGTGAGATACCCTCCTAGAGTATCATCCACAGTGTATACCTTGCCTTGTTCAAACACATGTAGTCTAGTACCATAATAAGTCCGATATACAGTCTTATAGGTCTCTACACCACTGATAGAACGACCAGTACCACAACGTGAACAACCATAGGAGCGAGATTCCTTCGCATATTCTCCTAGAAATCTAACTAGCATTTTCTCCTCCCAATAGTAAGGTAAAGATTGTCAGTAAATGTCCTATTACACAAAGATAATGAACTTAGAGCTTGTATAGCCCAGGTATTGATTAGTTTAACATAGAATCTATCAATGTTACCTGAATCAATAGTCCATTCTCTTACAATATAGTCAACAGATTTTTGCTTAAGTACAGCACCTACAGCTAACTTATCCATATTAGCACACTCATCAAGTGTACCACAGTCATTCTGATAAGCTATAAAGATACCTAAGAAGTGACACATTGCCTCATAAACACAATCAGGAAGTGTCTCAGAGGTATATCCTGCTTCATAAACAAGTACAATTTTATACTCAGCTTCACATGAACAAGGGTCAACACACTTACAACAAGGGTTTAGTTCATCTGTAAGATTCACAAGGATTGTTCCATCCACAAATGACCAATTCCACTTTTCTGTACCTAGCTCATATTCTTCCCTTTCAAGACCTTTCTTCTTGTGCATATACAACTTAAGTGTAGTAGGGTCAAATCCCTTATAAAAATAAGGTTTTAATTCAACCATTGCTTCACAACCACAGATTTTAAAGTCTTTAACAGGAATAATTTCTTGTCTCTTGGCTCTTAGAATAGTAGAACACTCACCATCAGTCCAACAAAACAACCTAGCAAGTACACGGAGAAAACTCTCCATGTACTTTTGCATAGTTGCTCCATCATCACAGTCAAAACAACCACAGTTAGCTTGAAGTTTTTCAGTTATCTTAATCAACTCCAATGAAGGTTGCATACTGTATCTCCTTAACCTTTAGTAGGAATAGTTGCCATTGGGAACGGATTGAGACCTGTAAGAAGACCTTGGATACGTTCAAATACAACAGCAGGGCAAGATTGTTCTAGTGGAATATTAGCCACAAGCAAGTGTGAGATGTGTGAGTTAGTGTGTACAAGACCAAAGTTCTCGTATTTGTCACAAATTGTTTCACATCCTTGACCAACTTGTTCAGCAGTACCTTCTGTACGAACTGTGTGGATAGAAGATTGAGGTACGAACAAGTCGTATTGAGTCAATGCTTCTACACGAGCCAAGTCAATCACATAGGCTTCACCAGTCATTGTTTGCTCAAGGTCATAAGGCAAGTGGTAAGATACACCAAATGGAATACCCTTGAAGGTGATTGTTTCACCATTAACAGCCCATCCTTGAGGAAGTTTACCATCTTTACCGGGAACAATTTCAGCCTTGATTCCACGAAGTGTAAGAGGGTGAACATAAATCTTATAGCGTGCTGATTGGTTATCCAATACATCAAGGTAGCAAGCTACTTGACGGAAAGCACCAATAACTGAACCAGAGGCATCAATAGGTGTTACACCCGGATGAGACATCATTTCAGCTACACCAGCAAACGGACGAAGACCTTGACCTTTGAAGTTCAACATACCTTGAACAATGTGACGTTGCACAATGAAGGCAAATGTATACCAAGCCATGAATTGCTCAGCTTCTTCATAAGACATTCCCAAACGTTGGAAAATGTTGATAAGGTCACCTTGTTTAAAGTGCATCTTATCTTTCATCAAACGGTCAAGACGGTTTTCACAGTCCTTGAAACAGAGGTAACGTACAGGAGTAGCATCACCAGTAGCTTGCATAGTGAATTTCTCAGTGAAACAGCATGAATCTGAATTATCTTTAGAGAAGTCTGGAGCTTTAGTTCCCCAAGTAAGACCTTCCATAATCCAGTCACCATTCTTAGCTTGTCTCAAAGCACCAAAACTAGATTGCTCAAAACGTTTAAGAATGTCATTTACAAGCTCATCACCCATACCAACTTCACGAAGAGAAGGTACAGCTTTTGACCAGTCACGAGAGATTCCAAAAGGAATTTTACCATCTGTGTTAGACAAGTTCTCAGCATTACCCAAATGAGCAACAGTCTGCTCATGGAGAGTGTCAATAGCTTCGCCTAACAAAATATCAAAATTTGTTGTACTCAATTTATTGTCCTCCAAAACGAACTCGTCCAAAACGGTTCATTGGTTTTTCTTCTGTTTTAGTAGCTTTTTCTACAGTAGGGTTTGCTTTTTCAAGAATTTGAGATAGCTTAGCAAGTTGTTCATCCAATTCAGATTCTCCTGCCTCTTTCTCAGCAAGTTTAGCTTTCAACTCATCTCTTTCCTTGATAAGACTTTCTTTTTCTGTAGTAAGCTGTTCAATAGCTTCAATAGCTTTTTCTAGTGCTGTAGGTTCACCCTCAGTCTCTACTACTTCTTCTGTAGCTTCTTCTGTAGCTGTTTCTTCAACAACTTCTTCAACAGTTTCAACCACTTCCTCTTGAGTTACTTCTTCTGTTGTAACTTCCTCTGGAGTAGTTTCTTGCGCTCCTGCTGAAAGGTGAGCAAGCACTTTATCTAGCATTTCTTTTCTATTCAAGTGTTCTTCCTCATTTCGTTTAAGTAGTGAAGGTTCATACCCACCACTCTTAGCATTTCCGGGATTTCCCACAAAAGAGAATCCCATTAGTTCAATGTTGTCTGTGATAGGCACATCAACACTTCCACCATGCTCAACATTGTATACTACAAGTTTAGCATATTCCTCAATGTCATCATCTGTAAACTCTTTGTCATACCACATAAACTCTGATGATATAGCAAAAGGTTCATCTTGTATAATAAGGTCTTTGACATTACTTAGTTCTAAATTCACATGAGGTTTAACTAGTAAGTCATATCTTCCAGATTCATCCTTAACAAGTTTAAGGTCTGACTTCTTGAAATAACCTTCTCTCACAGGATAGGCATTGAGGTCTCTATGACCTGTAGATACATATCCTTCAAAAGTACCATCAATACTGTCATACCATTTCTTGAGTGTTCCTTTACAGATGTATAGTCTTATGGTGTTGTCTTGATATAGTATAGAACCTTCTGAAAGGAGAGTCATATACCCATCATTGTTATCTACCTTATTCACAGACAATCTCTCAGCCTCTTTAACAGACTTAGTTAGATTCATTACAGAGTCCAAGCTATCTTTTCTCTCCATATAGTCATGGATTTCATCCATAATTCGCTCTGCAATCTGTGTTTTAATAGGCATTATTCAACAACCTCAAACAAATTATATTTTAGTTTTCTCACTTTCTTACCACCACAAGAGGCACAGTATGAATACTCATATTTAACATTGTCTCTCTTAAGACCTGCTTCTGCTTCTGGTGTGAAAGGTAATTCCTCTGTAGCTTCCTTAAGACTACCAAGGAGAACTTGGTCAGCAGTTTCATACCAACCTTCGCTCTCTTGGTTATTGTCAGGGTAAAACTCAAAAAACTTACGCTTATTCTGAATGATACCTCCATCTGTTAGGAAGTTTACACGAACTACTAGGTCACGTTGGAGAAAGCGAGATACTCTAAACTTACTCATCTTCTGTTACCTTGACATCAGTGCCCTCAGTAATTTTAGATACTTCTTCTAACTCATATCCAAATTGCTTAGCACGAACTTCTCTAAGGTGTTCTGCGTAAGTTTTTTCAATCTCTTTAACTTCCATTATTTATCTCCAGCGTATGTGATAGGGAAGCCATAGCAATCAAATTCAGTATCCTTGAGGGTTACTTCCTTAGTAGTATAATTAAACTCATACTTATCGCCACAGCAGTAAGTGAATGACTTGAATTTCTTCTCAGCCACGTCAAAATATTGAACCTGTTCTTGACCAACAACTACTTTACGTACTTGTGCCAAAATTGTTTCAGCAAGGGGTGAAGTAAATGTTTTAGCTTCCCCACCGACTGTAATCTTAAGATTCATTACTGGAACTTTAATTGTAGCCATGTAGGTACTCCTTTCATTGAATGTTCTATATTTAGTATAACAAAAAAAGAGAGTTTATCAACTCTCATGTCACAAAGTTAGAATGCAATCTTATCAATGACTTTTGCAGTACCATTTTCCAAACGATACTTATTAATCAACTCCATGATTTCTTCCATAGCAGAAGTATCAAATGTTGTATCAAAGTCATTTAGGAACTCATCTTCTTTAACGTGAACAATTCCACGAACTTCTGGTTTGTTCTTAGCACCTTTACCAACTACATAACCAACTACATAGTTAGCATAAATATGACCAGAAGATTGCTCCATCAAGGCACGTTGGTCTACCACAAATGTGTAAACCTTTTCCTCTTTACCATCTTCTAGTGTTTGTGTAGATACTTTCACACGATTGTCAAATGCAACATCCACATTCACAGCATATGATGTGCGAGGTGTTCGTAACATATTACCACTTACACCAAATACAGGTACTTTTTGCGCTACGTTCATTGAACCACCATTGATAAGCACTTCTGCATCTAGGTCAGTAACCTCAGCATATTTTCTCAATGTGTATACAGGTTTTCCTGAACGTACATATTCAGGAGTGATTTTATTACGCTTCTCATCTAAGAAACCCAACACATCATTGATAATATTAGTCATTTAGTTTTCCTCCACGACGGTACATAGCTCTAAGACCATCTTTGCTTTCTTCTATGTTAGCTTTCTGTTTTTCCACAGATAGTATCTCATATATGTAAGGGGAAGGTTTTCCATAGTCAGTTACATACTTACCTTGGGATTCAGCATCCATGTTCAAATATTCATTGTAAGAACTAAATGCTTTCTCATTCATCAACCTTGCATATAGTACGGTGACATCAGGATAATACATTTTATCCATGATGTACTCATACTGCATGTTATACTCCTTACACAGAGTCAATGTCATTTCTTCTACATCATCTAGTTGTATAATCACAGCATCCTCATAGGCTAAACCTTTGTATTCATCCTTAGGTTTCACCTTTCCTTGAACAACTGCCCAATTATACCTTACTAGATAACTAATCAATTTGAAAAAATGATGGATTGTTTCGTAGAATATCTCCACAAGCGCTGATAAGAGACATATCAGTGATATACTCAGCTAAGTGTGAAGGAACTCCTAGAACCTCTACTACCATTTTCTCACAAGCATCAATGACATCATCATCAAACAACTCATAGAGCTTGAACAAATCCTCTGGTGTGTATACTTCTGTGCTACCATCCTCTTTAAACTCAGTAAAGGCAATGGAAATAACAGAGGCATAGTTACGCACTTTACGAGCAATTCGAGGAGTGATATACTTCTCTTTTGCTGTAATTTGTTGTACATAGGCTTTACCATCTTGTACAATTTCAGCACCTTCTGGAGCTTTACCAATAATAGGTAACCATAGTGTCAATACATAATCTTTAGGGGAAATACTTCCTACCTTTGTGCTATCCCCATTTAGCACAGAGTGTGTTTGTGTCTGAATAGCCACTGGTGCATCTGATTGAACTGCTTCTTGATGACTAGCTTGTAGGTTTGCCAATTCATCAATGCTAAGAATCTTTGTGCTCATTATATCTCCTATACAATTAAATTTTTCTTCAAATAGGCTTCTGCCATATTCTCATCAATGTTCTTAAGTCTTTCATACACATCAAGGATATAAATATCATTGTTGTAGTTATAACTATTAGTGAACTCATAACTATCAAACTTAATGTGGTCTGATAAACCAGTAGCATTCTGTAATAACAAAACAATCTGCCCTAAGAAGTGGTCACGCATTGGTATAATAGTGTTCTTCATTGCATTATCAATGATACTATATGTACCAATGTTAGATACAGTCTTATTAAGGTCAAATAGTCTTGCAGGTACACCAAACATTTGACATACTATAGCAGGAACATATTGAGACAAGAAGTCTAGGAAGTCTGTAGCCTTTGTATCACGCTCTAACTGCTCAAGATTTTGGAAGTTACCTGAATACACAATAGCATCGTTAAACTCTGTTTCAGAGAGCTTTTCAGCAAAGGCATTCATGTCTTCAATAATCTTCTTAGTACGCTCCTCTTTGGCTGTTCTTCCCATATCAAGCAATTCACCACCACTAAAGGCTGTTCCTTGCTCTACACTTTCCTCAATTTGCTCTTCAAGGGTATCCTTAGCTTGTAGTGCAATAGTCCCAATACCATTACGTGAAATATCATAGTTCATACGGTTAAGTATATTCAAGATTAGCTCTACACGTTTACGGTCTTTAAGCAAAGGAGATGCACAGAATACTTGAGAGGTATCCAGCCTAACACAAGCGAACTGTTCCTCTGTAACAACCATTACCTCATTCTCGTAATCTTTAGGATTCTTGAGAATTTCTTTGATGTCATCCTCTGAGTAGTCACTAGCTACTCTAGGATTCCCTGTCTTACGGTCATAAGGTGTTTGATATATATTGTTATTCTTGATTAGGTAAGTCAATGTCTGTCTAATCACAGGCATTTTAGGGTAGTCAATCACACAGGCTAGAATATCTTTTGGATGTACTCCTACAAGACCCTCTCCTGTATTAAGCAGACCGTAATACCCATATTTTCTATAACCTTTAGCAACTTGCTTCAACACATCATAGTTACGTTGACCGTTGAAGTTGTGACTATACAAGTATTTTCTTAGCTCAGAATCCTTTTCAAAGTTATCTGTAGTAAGACTGTTAGTGAACATGTAGTTCACAATGTTATCAAGAATATAATCAACATCAGGTAAGTCAAGAGCTAATCTCTCAACATCTTCAAGTGTCTCTCTAATTGGTGTTCCTTTAAACCCTGAACTTTGGAAAACTAACCTGTCCTTGTATTCAGCATTAAAGTACCTATCCATAGCACAAGAGCCACCACAGTCATCTTTACGACATTTTCCACAGCTCATTAAGAACCTCCAAGGTAGAATAACTCAGCCACATGAAGTGATAGGAGTACACTATCTAATTCATCTGGTGAGTGTTTTAGTAATTTCTTAATTTCAGATTTAGGGCGAATCTTAACAAGTCTTTCCTCTGGTCTTTGAACCTCAGAAACAAAGGACATTTGACGACTTATTGCATCCCATACTTTTCTTACAAATGTTACCCTTTGTGCCTCCATCATACCTCTTAACATTAAGTGCATCTCAGCACGTCTATTAGAAGCATATTCAGCACTAGGGTCTTTAGCTATGACTTTAATCTCTGTAGGCTTACCACCAAAGTTTATATCATACACAGGACACTTTAATTGCCCACTTAACCTTCTCATCTTCAAAGGCTGTACAATGTGTGCTCCACCACCAGAGTCAATTCCTATAGCTTTAGCATTAAGCCTATTAGCAATAGTAACAATCTTATTAACTATCTCGATAGCAGTTATACCATCAATCCACTCAGCAGGCTTAATATCCTGTGAATCTATTACAGTAAAATGATTCTTCTCATCAACAACAGATACAGTAACTTGAATACTGTCTGAACCTTTGTAGGCACTATCTACACCAATAAAGTAATCTAGTTGTTTACCCACAGGGTCAAAACTATCTGAAATATCGGGAGATGAATCAAAGAATGATGACCGCTCTGTAGGAAACTCACACAAGAGATTCTCTCTAATAGAGTCCTCTGTGATAGTGAATTGAGACCTCATAAGCTGTTCTTTTGTATACTTGATGCTACCCTCTTCCATAGCCGTCACAACGTCAAGCCACATAACAAATTCATCATCTGCTAGGTCTTCATTTGTCATAAAGTCATAGAAGTTGTTCAGAGAACGTGGGTTAGAGATTAGATACATAATGAGCTTACGACCATCATCTGATTCAAACTCTCTACGACCCATGTGACCAAGAGCAATAGGGGAAATGTCTGATGCTTCATCACCAAACATATTACCGCCTCTACCAATGACATGGATTTTAGATGGGTCTGTAAAGTTAGAACCTGCCGATAATCCTTCTAGCTTACCACCATTTCTGAATGAGAAACCCTCACTTGAGAATGATGACAAACCACGTTTAAGTCTCTTATCCACAGCAGTTACATCCTTCTCATCAAAGGATAGCATAGCCTTTACATCGGGGTGAGAGTTCACAAGAATCTCTCTGGCATGTTGAATAATGATTCCTGAATACTCTTGAGTAGAACCAACAGCGTAACAGTTCTCTCCATCATAAGCAAAGTGGTTAGACATAATACCACACAGGAATGATTTACCATAACGAGGTGTAGCCACACAGTAACCTGTTTTATACTTACCACTTAGGAAAGCACCAAACTGTACTGCTTGTGACCACCATAGCTCTATATTGAACTCTGATAGGGCTGTAGTGAATCCTAGCTTGTAGTATTCTAGTTCTTTCTCAAAACCTTCTCTTTCTCTGATAGTGTTACGCTTAAAATGCTTAGGTATCTTACCCTTAACAGCATCTCTAAGCTCATCTTGAGGAGTGACTTGGTCTAGTAGAATTGATAGCTTTTCTTTGTTTGATAATACCTTACGCTTTTGAGTAAGTAACCCAACATCTGCATCTTGGATGTGCATAAACAATATCTCCTCCAGTGTAACTAAAGTCTTCCTCAATTCCAACAGAAGGTGCTACATTGGAGAAACTCTCCGTTACTGGAATTGTTGTACCATTCATAGCTAGACATATAGGGCATGTGTGTGAATCCCCTACACAGTTCCAAGTCTTTAAGATAATGTTCTCTGTGATAATCTCAAACAGTTTAGCACTTTCCACAGAGGCTTTCTCAATACCCATTTGGATTTCACTTAAGGCAAGTCTTTCAAGATTACTTCTGAAGTCCTTAATAATATCTTCTAGCTTCACAGTATCCACAGAGTCAATTACTTTTGCTCTTAGGTCTTGCGCATGAGCTTCAAGTATCTCCTTAAGCCTACCAAAGTTGCTTCTTGCAAAAGCTGAGGTATTAACACCATTTCTAAGCTCAATAACCTCTTCTGGCATTAGGTCAACACCTAAAGCATCCAAGATATAGTCAATCTCACCAAGGAAAACCTCAGAGTACATATCCACAAGATAGCCAATCAAAGCATTCTCAGCACTTTCATAATCACCCATATTAACCACAGAGATTACAAAGCCCTCAAGTAGCTCTGTTATCTCAGCATAGTGCTTTTCAAACAAATCCTCTCTAGGGCTATGTGATGCCATTATTTCTCTCCAAAAAGTTCATCTAGCTTAGCTTTAGTGTAGTTCTTAAGCTCATCAATACCATCTTTGGTATCGTGATTCACATTAACAGTAGTCTGAGTAGCCTTACCTTCAATACGGTCAGCCCATTCCTTACGCTCATAGCTATCCTCAAATGAAGCCATAATCTGCAACATAGCATTTCTAGCCACAGGAGTGCAAGGAGGAATTTGTGAGTATACCTCAAAACCTACTTCACTAAGCAATGTCTCATCAACATCAATAAGACCCCAACGCATTTGGTAAAGAGTGAGTGACTTTTCATCAAGCAAACTCAATTCTCTCATAGTCTCTGAATATAGTTTAGATTTTGTAGCCATTATCTTTACCTTTCCAATAAATTACTCACACAGAAGGAATCCAACCCTCTCAAATAACAGCAGTTGTGTGAAACATAAAATTCGACATAGGTTTCATGGTTACACAGTCCAAATGTACTGTCGCAGAGTATCCCATATGTCTATTCGTGTCCCCTTTCCGATTTATCCACCAAAGGGCCATACACCCTGAAGGACTTGAACCTTCACAAAACCACGCTTAGAAGGCGTGTGCTCTATCCAGTTGAGCTAAGGGTGCATATGGTGGGTATAACCACCATTTAGTATTCACAGAAATGTGATACCTATCAACCAAAAGTCCCCAGTCGGATTTGAACCAACGATAGCAGATTTGCAGTCTGATGCCTTACCAAACTTGGCTATGAGGACAAAAACCTATGGAGCTAACCAACTCCACAGGAAAAATTCAAAGGAGGCGATTCTTATAGCGGAACTATAATGCACACAATGATTATACCACAGAGATTATACTTTGTCAAACGAACCAAGTCCAATTAGTATAGCCTCTGCTTCATCATCATTCTTCACAGAGTATCCTTTGACAACACAAAGGTCTATAGCTTTCTTCTTTGCCTCTGCTCGTTTACCATTCAGGTGAAATTGCTTTCTCCAACTTGATGGAGTAACAAATACAACCTCAGAGTCTCTTACCTCTCTGATAACCATACCCTGAACAATACCAAGCATCACAAGAGTTTTCTGGTTTGATATAACTTTCAATTCCTCAATAATGACTTTATCAAACTTCCCATACTTTTCACACAGGAGTCTAATAAATTCTGCCATATACTGACCTCTCACCAAAAAGTCTTTGTCATTTGACTTAATTGTGCCAAAATCCACAACAGAACCTGCATTCATCACACAGTAACCAGAACTCTTTGTAGACAAATCTAATGCCAAAACTTTAACCATGAATTAATTATAACACACAGAGAAAATAATGTCAATACTAAAAATGTTATTGTCCCCATAAAATGTTTGCAACTTGTTTTGCGAACATTTTCTGATGGACTTTTACTTAGTGATATAGTCTTCTGTGCATATAAATATAATTATGAATAATATAATGGAATTATATTATGAATAATTATTATAGAGTATATATATTATAAAGTATTCTGGTTATTACCACCAAAAGAATACATACTCTAATATCCTTATATCATTCTGTGTGATATATTCCCTATATACTAGTATAGAGTATATATAGTGTAAAGAGTATAGTATATAAAGTATTCTGGTTATATCCACCAATTTGTTACATATATCAAGTATATCATTCTCTGATATGTGATATATTTCCTTGATATACTGTGATATACTTAGCTATATATAATATATATATTAGTATAAAGTATATAGTATATTAGGACTAGGGTTATTTCCACCAAAAGGATACATAATAGAAAATTTTTACCCCTAGTTCTTGACTTAATCAGCTCTGTGTGATATAATCTTCTGTGAGGTGAATTTATGGACACAATTATTTTATGGCACTTTAACCAAGAGAAGAAAAAAAGAGGTACTATTTTTGCCACAAAAGATGAGTACCTATTAGCGCTAAAATTTGAACCAAGAGAAGAAGTAGAACAAGACCTAAAGAGACAAGTAAAAGCCTTTATTAAATCAAGATATAAAGTATCTGTGCACCAACTTACCTACAGAGAAAAACCACTCTATGCTGTGTGTAAGAAATTTGGTGGTGTAGAGGCTCTCTGTGAACAACTAAATATTAGTCAAGATATTCTGTGTGACCTTAGCTTTAACTTTACCAATCCACACCTTAAATCACAGCTCCTAATCGACTATTTGCTTCCTGTGCTAACTGACCAAGAGTTTGCTAATTGGTTTTATTCCACAGTGTATAATTTATACAATGACACAAGAGAACCACTAGTCTTTCACCCAGATACTCTTCCACAGAGTTTCTATGAGTGGCTAGCCAAGGACAGTAGATACACAAAGCTCAATTCCTTTATCACAGGTAAGTCAATTCCTAGTGGTATGATGGTAGGTGACTATATCTATGAACACAGGGATGAATATAAACAAGTATACAATACCTATTCCTCTATGCTCTTAGACTATATACAGAGCCTAAGTGGTAAAGAGCCTATGTACATTACCAATATCAAGCAAAGAACCACAGTAAGGCTTAAGAGGTATGGTGTACTTATATCACACAAGCTAGAGTCTATGGGTCTATGCTATAAGTCCTATATTGGTATGTATAATACCACATCACCTAAAATGACCAAGTACATAAAAACAATAGCTCAAGAGGTAGGGTATGACCCTTATGATATGCTATATACCATAGTCCTTAATTCTGTAGACTATTATGCCAAGAAGCCTAGTCATAAGCGTAATGTTACTACAGAGTACCTAAGAGAACAGAAAATACACCTAAAGAGACTGTAGGATGATTAGCTTCGCATACTCAGCGAACAGACCTATGGTCTTTTATTTTATACAACATTTTTACATGTAACATGTTTTTGAGGTGTATTTTTGATTGGTGAATAGTTGTATGGGAGTGTATAGTTACTAACACGTTTTTAATTGATTA